GCCACCAAAAAGATTTATAATGATTGTGTTTTTCATATAATTAAATTAACACAATTTTATCTCAAAACGAATTTTTGAACTATAATGGAGGGAATAAAAAAAGAGAAAAAATAAGAGTAAATTTATAGAAATTGAGCCAGAAAATTGCCACATCTTTAGTGTGGCAAATGAATGGCTCTAATATAATCTTTCTAAAGAAAAGATACTAATTATGTAGTAACGAAAAAAGGAAGTACTAGCAATACTTCCCTTCTTCTAAACAAACACAATTAATAAGGAATTGCGAATGTCTGATAAATTAGTCGTATTTCACGAAGTACAACATAAAGTTCTCAAAATAAGAATCTATCCAAATCAAGACCAGACTATTCTCATCAATAAGACATTCGGTAGTTGTCGTAAACTCTATAATGAACATTTGCAAGAAAGAAACGAATTTTACATAGACAACATTCTACCAATTCCTAAAGAAGAAAGAAAAGCTAAATCAAAAGAAATCTACAAAAACTTCAAGCCTAAAACAGAAAAAGAATGGAAAATCATATATCCTTATATGAAAGAAGTTTCTTCTTGTGCATTGCAGCAAGCAAGAATGGATTGTGACCAAGCTTTTGTAAACTTTTTCAAATCAAATAATGGCTCAAGAAAAGGAAAATCTGGATTTCCAAAGTTCAAATCAAAACATAATAACAAACAATCTTACCGTGAAGTAATGGTCTCAGACAATAACTTCTACTTTGAAGAACGAAAAGTGAAATTGCCAAAAGTTGGATTAGTTTCATTCAAAGACAGAAAATTTCCTACTTGGTGGAACAGAAAGACAAAACTATGCTCAATGACTATCGAAAAAAACTGCTCAAATCAATACTTTGTAGCAGTCTTGTTTGAAGTACAAAAAGCAGTTCACAAAATAGATAACAGAAAAGACTCGATTGGTATGGACTTTAGTCCTGCGGAAATGTACATAAATTCAGATGGGAAATCTGGAAAAGATTTTGGATATGTAGCACAAAAACAAGCACATCATAAACAATTACGAAAACTTTCAAGACGATTAGCTAAAAAGCAAAAAGGCTCAAATAATCGAAACAAGGCGAGAATCAAGCTTGCAAGATTAGAAGAGCATATTGTCAATAGCAGAAAAGATTGGATTGAAAAAGAGTCATTACGATTAGTTCGTTCTTATGAAAAAGTTGTTGTTGAAGATTTGAACTTGAAAGGAATAAGCAAATTCCTAAGAAACGCCAAGAATATGAATGACACTTCTTGGGGAATGTTTGTTTCAAGACTCCAAGCAAAAGGTGAAGACAATAACTGCAAAGTCATAAAAGCTGACAGGTATTTTCCTTCTAGCAAATTGTGTTCAAAATGTGGTTGGAAATATGAAAATCTTACTTTGGACATAAGAAAATGGACTTGTTGTAATTGTGGAACACATCACATTCGTGATGTAAATGCCGCAATCAATTTGAAAAACTATGTACCGATGGAAGGTCGGGAACTTACGCCTGTGGAGAGTGATAAGGTCAAAAGCTTAGCGTTGCTTGCTTTGCAAGTTGGCTCACTCAATGAAGCAGGAAGCACTACAGGCGACTCGGTGCAAGAATGTGCTAAGGCTTTAGCTTAGCACAGGCTTCAATTACTAAATTTATATGAAAATATTTTTGAAAAACTTTATTATTTTTTGTGTAGGATTTACTCTTTATCAATGTATTGAAGGCATTTGGAAAACAATTGGCCCAGGGATGGGAGGAGTTGAATGCTTTTTGATGGGAGTACTTGGTGGCCTTTCATTATTATTGGTCGGTGGTCTTAATAAGAAGTTGACTTGGGAAATGCCTTTTTGGTTGCAATCAATTATTGGTGGTCTTATAATTGTTTCACTTGAGTTTGTGACTGGGTTGATTGTAAATAAATGGGCTTGTCCTGCACTCGGAAGACCTATCGTTTGGGACTATTCAAATATCCCAGGGAATATCTTAGGTCAAATATGTCCTCAATTTTTTGCAGCTTGGGTTGTTCTTGCAGCTGTTTGCATCTTAGTTGACGACTACCTAAGATATAGAGTCTACGATGAAGAAAAGCCTCATTATGTTTGGTGGTGGAAAAAATAATTATTTTGGTAAAATCAATCTTGAATCCCAACCAAATCGAAATCCTTTTTCTGATGAGCTTGCGTGTTTCTTGATATATTCCATTAGGAACTGATGGCATCTTGTGTTGCCTTCAGCTTCCTTTCGCCACTGTTCTGCTTTTTCAAACATATCTTTTTCAAGTTCAACTCCGATGTAATTGCGGTCACAAAGATATGCTGCAATCCCTGAAGAACCTGAACCCATAAAAGGGTCAAGAACTTTTTGTCCTTTAAGAGACGAAACCATAATCAATTCAGTAAACAATAAGACAGGCTTTTGGCAGCTGTGTATTTGTTTTTCACCGACATTATTGTATGCAGGCGGCGTAAAGAATGAAACATTACCAAGTCCTGTCCATCTTACTCTCATTCCTGTCGATTGGTCGAGCGCCCAACCTCTTGGCTTACCGTCCTTTACATAAGGAACGATAACTTCCCGCAAATATTCAACTGCATTCCAAGTATATTTTGTTGGGTCTTTTGTCAAATGCATAATCTCTTCGCGTTGTGACTTAAGTTTATGTGTTGCCCCTCTTCCTTTAGGTCGACAATAAACCATCGCATTTTCCCAATGATTGAATAAGCCGCTGCGGTTAACACATTTTATAACTGTTTCAATTTTTGTTATGCCATAAAACATCCACATTGAACCCGTAGGCTTTAACACTCTTTTGCATTCCGCCAGGAATTTGTCAAGGAAACCCTCGTATTCTTCATCAGACATTTTATCCCAGTCAGAGTTTTGCATATGATTTGAACCATCAAAAGAAATCCCATAAGGGCTATCGGTACATACTAAGTCAATGCTTTCATCAGGGATTGTTTTCATATACTTAAAGCAATCATCATTTATATATTTTATTTCTTGCATCTTCTGTTCTCCCACATTTTTAAAGCTCTTTGATGTCTCTTTTCTGCAGCGATGCCCTCTCTTTTTTCAAGTAACTTTTTATAGTAATTATTATCCTTATCAGGATCATAAAAAGACCAAAATTGTTTATTACACATTCTTTCTTCGTGTCTGCAAGATTCACTAATGTGATTATGTTGTATCCCTATTTTATCTTCAGCATCTCTTAAAGAAGGATATATTTTCATTGTATTAAGACATATTACTTTTTTACCTTGAAGTTCTTTATTTAATCTTTTGAAATCATTTTTTCTTTTTGCATAATCTCTTGAACTTAGCACAAATGGGTCTTGGTACCTTTTTGTATTTGACATACGATTAAATGCAGCCAACATTTTATAATAAACTCTTCTATCATTACCCTTCGTTTCATATATACGACATAATAACAAATGACAAAAGAAATGCTCTCGTGCAGTTAATAAAACAAGATTTGGATGTGATTGATTGTTTTTACAAAGATTTCGTTTACCTGTACCACCTAAACAAGTTGGCACTATATGATGAGCTTCATAATAAATATCATCTGTTTTGCTTCGATTTTCTGACTTTGCTTTTGCAATTATCTTATTATATATGTTTTCATAATTCATATATAATTAGTATAGTACCACTTAAAAGAGGATCTGTGCAAATTAAATCAATTGAGGCATCCTCAAGGGATGCCATTATTTTAAAACAATCGTCGTTTATATACATCCTAATAATTTAGTTTAAACTACTTTTGGGCAGCTGCATTCCTAGAGTCATCAAGTGACTTTTTGAAATCAGCCCAGTCCTGAAGAAGCTGACCGATTACTTTATTACCCTTAAACTTTTCAAGAGCTTTCAAAGAATTCTCGAATTTTGTCTGAGCGTCACTTGTATTATTTACGACATTATTGATTTCTTTTTGAGCATTTGCATCAATTGGCTGTCCCTGTCCTTGTGCAGCCGGCTGCTGTGTATTCTGATTTGCAGTTTGTGCTGTATTTTGTTCAGCAGAATTTGCAGTATTGTCTGCATTATTTGTAGTTGTACCGCCATTTTCTGCAGACTGTTCAGTGTTCTGTTGAGGTTGCGTTGTTTGCTGTTCAGGCTGAGCATTCTGTTGAATTGCTTGCTTTTTTGCGTTCAATGCAGCATTTAAGTTCTGAATAACTTTTAATGACTTCTTGTCATTCTTACCTAAAACCTGCTGAACACTTTGGTCATTGATTGCATTTGATACTGCCTCAATGTCTTTATCTGTAAACTGTTTCTGACCTGTTAAGAAAGGACGAACAAGCTGCTGAACACCTGCCAAAGCTTTCTTCGCTTTGTTGTAAAATGTCTTATTATTATTGTTTGTAGCTTCATTTAATGCATTAAGGTGTTTTATGATTAAAGAATCAGCAAGTTTTTCTTCATCAGGTACTTCTCTTGCACCGCCTTTTTCTGCAGGAAGTGATGATGGTTGTTCCTGACCTTGCTGAGGCTTTTGCTCACTTTGCTGTGGCTGCTGTTTTTGTAAAGCTTGCAACCCTTTATCACAAATGCCAATTGCCTTTGTAACGGCATCATTAATTGTCTTTGCAAGTGTGATGTCATCCATTGCATTTGTTTGTACATTTGTTTGTGCAGTCTGAGCATTTGTTTGAGCAGTTTGCTGTGCATCTTTTGCGGCAGCTGCATTTCTTTTTGCGTTGCCTGCTGCAGTACCGAAAGCATTTGCAATTGTTCTACCAACTGTTTTCAAAGCCTGTCCAACACCACCTGCTTCTTCTATTTTATTTGAGACTTCAAGAGCCTCCAAAAATTGTTCTGTATTCTGTTCCATAATATAATTAGTCTCCTTCTTATATATTCTCTTTGATAGTGATGTCTCTAAACTTAATATGTTGGTCGTATCTTACACCGATACGAATATATAAAATGCCTTCGATAGGCTTAGGACCGAAGGTACAATATATTTTGCCTTCTTTTGAGTCTTGAACTGCAAGACAACCTTGCATCCATTTATCATTGACACCAATACCATCATAAGGCTCTTTTGCATCAAGCCAATCTGTTGAACCTAAAACTTTAATATACATTGAGTCAACATTGAAAGCTTTTGTGTCTTTGTCTTGAGTTATATTTTCGGCATCTTCAAAGTTGATGAAAATGCCGTTTGCGATTTTCATATCATATTTCAAAGTTACATAACGCTTGCCACTCTTAGGACATTCACTGTAATCGAGTCCTGTCTTTATCCAAGATACATCAGAAAACACACCTGAAGTAATATATCCAGTGCCGTTGATTGAGAAGTCTTTTTCAGGCCACTGATACTTACCTGCGAGCATTTGCAATTCGTTATAGTTTCTCAAGTCTGTTTGAGGGTCCCATTCACCGCAGCTGTTTACAATCATTTGATTTTGAACTTCACCTGAGTAAACACGACGACTTTCATCAGAGATTGTATCAACACGGAAGTTGTAGTCAGCGTGGTGTTCGCCGTTTACTTCACCAAATATGTTATAAGTCTCAGCATCAATTCTTGTAACTTCTTGGTAAATGCCTTCAGGAATTACCAAGTCCTCTTTGATTTCAAGAGGAGGATTGTAAGCTGCATAAGTAAGTTCTGGGAATCTTTCATATTCAAGGCCAAATGCTTTCGTCTTTGAAATATGAGTTCCTTTTGTAAACTTCTTTAATGTTCTGTAATCAAGATGAGATGCTGTAATTATATCTCCCGCTCTAGGTGTTAAGATACCTGAAACATATCTATATCCAAAAGTAGCAGGACTTGTTGATAACACAATTCTTTCATTTAATAAAGTATCTTTATCCTGCTGCAACTCTTCACATACAACCAATTCATTTGAGAAGAAGATTGTTGAATTGTAAGTATATGACATTTTGAATATCATAGGGTAAATATGAGAAGATATAATACCTGACATTCCTTTTAATGTTGATGTAAAATGACACTTAATCTTTTTGAAAAATCCTCTTGCTGACAAAGAGTCAGGATAAGCTTCACCAGAATAATCAATTACCAAGCCTTGTGCAACTGGGTTATTTAAGTCTAATTCAATTCTTCCTACTTCTTGCCAAACACCATTAACACTTACAAGTAATCTTACAGTACCAAACCCAGGGTTATAAAATTCTGGGACATCAATTGTAAACTCATAATCGTCAAGGATAACGTGGTCGTAGTGTTCATTTGTCTTTATATCTGTTGCATCAAATTCTTTTTCACAAATAAAAGTTAAATCCTTGCCATCAAAAGTTGCAGGCTCAGGAGGTATCATTTTATTTATATCAACACCAATCTTACTAAGCTCTTGGTCAACATACTGCTTTGTTGCAACTTGTTGGTCTTTTTCAGGAGTATAGTCTGGGAGCATTTCCTGACGGCCATCTGTTGTAATCATATGTTCAGGAAGCTTGCGTCCACAATAACGATAACCTGAAATATAGAATGGCATATCATATTCAGGCATACCATCAGTAAATGAAAGGTAACCTACACCTATATCAACTGTCCACTTTTTAAGGCCAAAAGGAATTACATCACCATTTGCATCTTCGATTGTTAAATGCCATTCTTCATTCTGAATAACATCAATAAGTTTTTCTGAAAAGAAAACGGCGCGGTCATTTACTTTATCAACTTTGATATGATTAAACTTTTCAACAACTGGGACTGAACTTCCGCCGATTGCTGCATAATACAAATCGCCGCGCCAAATAAGTCCTTCAGGGGATGCAGGAATATATTCAGAGTCAAGCCATATTGATTTTGCATCAACTTTAGGTGATACTGTTTCAGGCTCCTCATACCAAGCAAGATTGTTATCTGTGTTTGATTTATTTTTTATAACATTCTTATATGAGGCTTCTGCAATATGTTTTGTATATTTATCTACGCTCATTGATTGACTCCTCTATCGATTTGATAAGAGCTCTTAAATTAACAGGCTTGCTTATCAATAATTTTATGTATAAATATCCTTCATCAACAATTGGGTCTTTACCAAAAGTAACCCATCTTCTTTCTTGTGTACTTCTGAACAAATCAAGACCATTGAAAATTTCTCTGTTGGACCAATGTCCAAAACCTGCATAAGGGATATTACAATTTACCCAACGAGAAAGAACATTTGAAGGCGCAACTGATGCATAAATTTCAATACCTTTTAATGTTCCGTTTTTATTTACTGGGTAAGACTTTTCTTCGTCATCAACAATGTCCATAAAGAAGTTGTTCATTCTAGGACAAGGGAATCTTAATGTTATTGTTTGTGTTGCAGGCTTATCACTGTAATCAGGCCCAATGCCAAATTGTGTATAATCAGTTTTACCAATAATTGCATTATGATCCTTTACCTGTGCCTCATCAAAAGGAAGCTCATCAGTAGGCACATATTTTTGAACTGCTTCAATAACGCCATCCTCAGGCGCATAAGGAGAAAGACCTACATAACGATATTCTTCTTCATCAGAGTAATCTATATTGATAAAGTCAGTTTCTTGTTCGATTGTTATACTTCTTGTAAGGCTTTTTACTTCTGCAACAAGTTTAATCTTTCCAAAGAAGTCGTCCATTGAGATTTCTTTTGTATCATAAATAAGTTGGCCATTGCTTAATTCATAAGCTTCACAAGGGATACTGTAACCTGCATCAACTATGATTGGGTCGACAGGAGCATACTTATTTTTGAAGTTCTTTACAATAAGTCTGAAAGCAATATCAATATCACCCTTAGATGCTTTTACGCCTGACACATAATTGTTATATGTAGGCTGCTTTACAATTTCAATTCTTCCTGAAGGCTCAAAATCATTATACACATTTACATAAACGGTATTTGATTTCCAGAAAATGTCTGGGTTATTTGCGTCTCTTTGAATAAAGTAAATCTTGTGAGTGCCTTCTGCAGCATCAGTTTCATAATCAAAAGAAAAACCTTTATAATAACCGTGAAATGATTTAAACTTAGGGTATGCTTCTCCAAAGTATGTTACATTGAAGTTGCCTCTTTTACCTTCTCCAAAAGATGTGTTCTCATCATCATAACAATTTAATGTTTCTACAAGGTTGTCATCAATGTAAGCTTCAACACGGCAGCCGTTATAAAATACGATACCATCAGTTCCTACAAGTATTTTATTTGAAGCATAAGATTTCTTTAATGATGTAACATCAAGAACCTCGATTTCTTCAGCTTTATTTTTAATATCAATTAAGTCAAGGCATTCAGGCTCTGTAGGCTCGATTGTCCCAACTCTGTCGTCTATGTTATCAATTGCATCTTTATAATCTTTTAAGAGTTGGTTAAATGCAATCAATACTTCGCCAACAGTCAATGACGACATCATAACCGCGCCGCTGTTGAAGTCTTGATTATCATTTGACTTATGAAGTCTTTGATTAGTTGCCCAAACATCAGCAATCTCTGGGTTAAGATCAGTGATGTCAGCCATCTTATGCTGATGCTTTTGAACATTTGTTGCGATTGCTTCAAGTTGTCCGTTCTTATTGATAATAATTGTTTCTTCATCAATAAGATTGCTTAAGTTCTGAACTAAAGTTTGATAAAGAGATACATTGTTGATAATGTTCTTTACAAATTCTTCAAGGTCTTTTATCTGTGAAGCAGTGTGTTGGTGATTTGCACAATCGCCGCCTTCGCCATTTAAGTAATCTGAAAGTATGTCTGGGTTAACACACAAACGACCTTCTCTATCGAATCCCAATGAGTTTTCATCAATGTCAACAGAAATAACTGAGCCACCTTTTGTAACCTCAACTTTAATGCCATCGCCTGGGATAGGCTTTATTTTTATAATTGACTCTTCAACTGTGTTAAGTCTGTTTTTTAATTGTGTAATCTCTGATGTGATTGCAGACAAATCAACATTGATTGTTCCACTACCTGAGCTGCTTCCGCCTTCTTCACCTTCAGGAAATCCTACTGCACAAAGTTGTCCAAATTCATTGATGCTGATTGTTTCTTCATCAAGTTTTAAGTTTGCAGATATTTTTCCTGTAGCTTGGTCAAACTTGAATTGAATTGGGTTGAGTGTATTATTTGTAAAGATTGTGCTGAGTTGTTTAGCAATCAGCTTGTTAAGATTGTCGTCAGTTATTGCTTCGAGTTTTTTGTAAACTTCTTGAGGCAAATCTTCATACTCAATGTCGCCTCCTGCAACTATATTTCCTGCATTATCAAGTCGAACTTTTGTGTACCAACCTGCATCTGGGACATTTGTATGTTTATCAGGATTGAAGCAAACTATACCGTCAGTGATACGCCAATAAGAGCGTTCTGAAAGAGTACCTCTTGACTCACAAATATAAACAAGCCAATGATCTTTTGTATATGTGGCACCGTTAAGCGCTCCGCTCTCTGTTATATAATATGCGGCAAAATCTAAATCTGTAACTGAAGGTAAGACACCTAAAGCAGGCGACCAAACACCATAGAAAGTATTCATATAAAATTAGTCGCCTGCTTTAAGTTTATTTGATTTTGAAATTTCTTGAAACGTAACGAACTGTTACCTGTGGATTGTGATAAGCCTTAAGTTCCTTAACCATATTTGTAAATCTTTCAAACTGACTGTCGATTACTTCAGCAGGGACATTGCTGCGGTCAAGGCCATTTTCAATATCGTCAGCAACGCGGTCTGCACAAAGCTGTTTATCGAAAGCGTCTTCCATAACAAAAGCTACAATGTCATTATGTGGAAAGCGTCTTGTAAGTTCTTTGATTGAATCTATATGCAAGTTTGTGTTTGAAAGAAATACATTAAAGCCGCCTGCAAGTTCAGCAACCATACGATTATCAGCAATCTTAAAAACTTTGTCGTTCTGTGACTGGTCTGAAACATTACCAAGCTCTTTTCTTATATTATCAAGATTGATTTCTGTAGCCTGAACGCCTTTTAAAAAGAAATCAGCAAACTTTGATTTTCCTGAACCTGAGATGCCCACTGTCAAATAAATTATAGGTCCCACTTTAAATCCTCCAATAATTTAGCAGCATATTTCAAAAATGCAAAAGGAAACTCTTTTTCATCAAAAAGAGCCCAGCCCTTAATGTAATCTTCCAAAACAATGTTTCCCTTTTCATCTTTTTTGTAAAGAAGATTACCCAGAAAGTCAACAGTTGCAAAAGTTCTATCGGGATATGCTTTTATAACATAAATTTGGTCAAAGTCGGTAAGATCATAATTTACAACATTACCTCTGTGCCAATCGACTTCTGTGTAAAATCTTATTTTATTCTTCTTTTCTTCCATAACCCGCCTGTGCCATTTTCTGTTTGTCAAAAACTGATTTACCATACCAAGACTCTTCTTTCCAAGTAATAAGATTGAAGTTCTTATGGTAATCATCCCAAACAAACACAAGGTAATTCCATTCATCTTGTGCAACATTGATTGAACCATCTGTGTTAAAATATGCAACCAAAGGATTTTTCAATAATGCTTTGATGTCAACATTGCCGTGGTCGCGTAAGCGTTCTGCGGCGTGTTTTGAGATATGAAAATTGTCAGCAATCTCCTGTCTTTCGGCAGGAGTCAGCTCTTCACCTCTGTACTTAATCTGCATCAACTTCCTTCCAAGCTTTGTAAATCTTGGGTCCCTGACGAGCAAACCAATCAACCATTTCCTCGTTTGTTGCCCAAGCATCAGCGGGATTTGAACTTTCGTCAAGCCCACTTTCCATCAAAAAAGCGTGGACAATTTCGTGCCTAACAACACGGCGCATATCAGTGTACTGATCTTTCAAAGAAAAGTCCAAGTTGCCAATTGTGGCCACTTTAGGGTTTTCAACAACAATCTCACGAGCAGGAGCGTTGGCATAACCTTTTGCTTCTTCGAAAGCAGGATCTTCATTTCGGTAAATGATTTTCCATTCACTTCCTAGAATGTTCAACTTTCTGACGATTTCGCCGTTTTCCATTTCAGCTGTTTTCTTCTTAGGCATTCTTAGTCCACCTTCTTTCCAGTTATTAACTTTCTGGCTTCTGTAGCAATCGTTTTAGCTTCGATTGAAGAAAAATTTTCTTCAGGAACGAATTGTTTCAAAACTGATTTCAAAGCAGCACGAAGCTTTTCGTTTTCTTCGTGCTGCTTCATCCAATGTTTCTTATAATAATTGATAACGTTTTCGTTATTAACCTTTTTAGACATATTCAACGTCTCCTCTTTCGATTGCTTCACGGATGTAATCTTCAGTTTTTGCAGCTTCATCAAAGTCTTCTGGGAGACCATAATAAGCGCCTTTTTCAGGAACATATACAAGCCCAAAAGCTTCAAGACCTACTTTCTCTTCTGCAAAAACATACATACCTTTCAACATAATCTTCCTCCTATTTTACTGTTATTCTATCCCACTTTGCAATGGACCCAGGGACCTTTGCCCATTCTTTACAAAAAGTCTTAAACTCTGTTGTTTCATCAGTTGTGAATTCATCAACAACCCGACTTTTCCAAAGAAGACTTCCATCGGGGCTGTAAACCACATACTGAACTTTGTCATTTTGGTGTTCAGCTCTTAAGACTGCCAAGGAAATTCCTTTTATAACAGCATCAACAATTGCAATCACACCAATCACTGCAAGAATATATACAAGAGCCATTACCAAACCTCTTCTTCAACGTTGTCGTGGAACTCAGCACCGAGTTCAACATAAGCCTGCATTACTTTCTGAACCTTTTCGTAAGGTCCTGCAGGGATGAACCAATCCTGTCCGTAGTCGATATAAAGGCCGACTTCCTTAGGATCTTCAGGATTGCGGGCTTCGTGAATTCCGTTTCTAAGGAGTGTATCAACATACCACCCAGGAGTCATCTGAACCCAAGTTGTTCCGTTTTTACGGGTCTGTCTTTCAAGAAGATGGGCTGTAGGCGCGCAAGGTTTATTCTGCCAATCTGTTTCAAAGATTGCAACTCCCCATTTTTCATCCACAAACTTAACTGCCTTAGCCTTCTTTATATCCATAAGTCCCTCCTTTTATCGAACTGACAATAATAATATAAAGAAGTCGGTTAAGAAGTTTAATTTTTCACTAAATTTTCATTAAAGTTAATATATTTTTAGAGGTTATTTTATGGGTAGAAAAGCCAAGTTGATACGAGTAAACTTTACTCCTGCTGAAAACGTCGCTGCATTTATTGTAGCTTTTGTTGATAATGAAAAAGAAGGATTTAAGAAAATTGTCAAAGAAGCTTATTCTAATTGGTCAACTGACAATAACATCAACTGGGAAGAAAAACAGCTTAAGGTTGTAACTGAGCTTTCTTCTTATTCATTTGTTGCAAATGTCGATCTTGATGAGAAGTATTCTGACTGGGAAGACTTTTATATCCTTCATTTCCAAAAAACATCTGATTATAGGGTCCGTTAATATTTATTTATGCTAATACTTAAGTCTCTTCATCTTGAACATTTTATGTGTATCACTGAGGCCGATTTAAATTTTGATGCAAACTGCATTATTATTGAAGGTGATAACGGTCAGGGAAAATCGGCAGTTATGGAAGCGATTGCAATTTGTCTTTCAGAAAGAAAACGCTCCGACTCTGTAAAAGAGTTTATTCAAAAGCCACACGACCACGCAAAAATTATTCTTGATTTAATTTATAACGACGAACAAATACTCTTTGATGTAAATCTTAATCATAAAGGCGGAACACCTCTTGAAAGAGATGTGTTATATAAAGATAAGCATTATATTAACTCTGAAGTAACTGATCTTATTAAAGAACTCGACTTTACATTTTATTCAGACATTATTATGCAAATGCAAGGACAAGATGATATTGCAACAATGACACCTGTTATGCGTCTTAACTTATTGCAGCGTCTTTTCCAATTTGATTTTACTGAAGAGATTGGGCCTATTCAAGAAAAGCTTGAAGAGTTTGTAAAAAACAAAACTTTGGATATTGATAAGATTGACTTCTTGGAGAAAGCAAATAAACAAAAAGACTCAACTTTGAAAACATTGAAAGAAAAAGACTTTTCTTTTTCAAAAGAAGATTACGATAATTATAAAAATGAACTTGATGATAAAAAAGCTCAGGTTGAAAAGTTGAGCAATGACTTGGATAAAACATTTGAAATCTTACAAAAGAAAACAGACATCCAAGGAATGATTGACACAATTGAAAATCAGCAAGCAGACATTGCACAAAAACTTCTTGACAATAAGAAAGCTGCTGAAGCATTAAAGAAGGCCGACTATCCAACACAGATTTCTTCTTTAGGAACTGGCGAAACAGATGCTATGATGAAGAAAGCTGCTGCCGAAGATATTATTAAAGCCAAGAAAAACGCAATCGCTCAATTGGAAACTTCAATCTCAAGTATCAATGTTCAGATAGGCGAACTTAATGCTGCAAAAAAGAATTGTGACCATAAGCTTGAATTGGCAAAGAAAGGCATTTGTCCTGAGTGTGGAAAGCCTACTGATGATATTGATGATGTAAAGATTATCAAAGAAAAAGAAGAATACGATGATAAGATTGGCGATGAAATTGAAAAGAAAGACAATCTTATTATTGAAATGAATAAGTATAAAGATGAGGTTGCAGCCCAGCGTAAGGAAATATCTGTTCTTGAAGCAAACATCTCAAGATTTGATACTGAAGCAAAAATGTTGGAGCAGCAAGAAGCTGCTGAAAAAGCAAAACTTATTCCTGAAGAAAAGATTAAAGAGTTTGAGGATAAGCTTAAAGAACTTGATGAAAAGGCAAAACCATTATATGATTTAATACACGACTATGATGACCAATTGAGTGACAGAAACAAAAAGACACTTGAGAAGTCGAAGTTGAAAACTGAAATCGCCGACCTTGAGAAAAAGATTAAAGACTCTGATGAAATTGCAGACCATAACAAAGTCGTTGAGCTTCAGAGAATGTCAATCAAAAATGAGATACTTGAAAATGAAAAGAACATTGAAGTTTTCAGAAACTTGATTTCAGATATTGATTTGAATGTTCAAACTTACAATGAAGTATTAAGAGTTCTTGATAAAGAATTGCCTAATTACCTTGTAGTTAAGACTTGTGCAAAGCTTGAAGCTGAAATGAATAACTTCGTAAACATTGTATTCCCAAACTTCCGTTTGAGATTGTTGCAATCAAGACGAGGTGTTGAGTTCTTTTACACAACTGACCCAAATGTTGATATGACTGATATAAAGAAACTTATCAATTCAAAAATGGCTTCAGGTTATGAAAAGTCAGTTCTTGGTCTTGCTTTTAAGGTTGCATTGTGTAAAGCTTACAATCTTTCATTTATTGCTCTTGATGAAATTGATGCTGCTGCATCTGAAGGTAATTCCGTTCTTACAATGGAATCTTTGATAAGTTCAAACATCTTCAATCAGATTTTCTTTATTACACATAAAGAAGCAACTCGTGACATCATCAAGTCATTAAGTAGTTCAGTTATATGTTATCATACTGAAAAAGGTGTATTCACAAATGAAGACGCAGATTAAATTGTGGTTTAAATTTAACAAGTACTCTTTTATCGAACTAGGCTGGTCTCTTGGGTCATTAGTTTGTGATATACTTATCGCCCATCATTGGTGGAGTAATTTGTTTACTCCACTTCATATTGTGTGGTGGGTTATCGCTGTGCCTTGGACATTGTTTGGACTTTATCGAGCTTTTGAGTCTTTCAGATCTTACAAGTATCGTATTGATGATTACTTAAAAGTAACTGAAATGTTCCAAAGATATGGCGTTAAGAAGAGCGTATTATACAACTTACAGCAAATACCTTGCTCCGCAACTGTTGCAGAGCAACTTATAAAAGATTGGGATGTAAAGGACGTTAAACTTTACACAGATGATTTATAATCCTGAGAATGCTTTTGTCATATCGTTCCAAGCATTACCTACATCAGTGCCTGCATTGTTTACGCTCTTAACATAAGCTTCACCACGATCTTTTGCCCACTTTTCTGCTCTTTTCATTGGCGTTTGTTTTCCCATAGCATAATCAATTGCAGCATCAATAAACATACCCATTTGTGATGTTACCCAAGTGCCTGCATCATCATAAGTATCAAGTTTATAAAATCTTTTGTAAATAAAGTCATAAGTAAAATTAACAGGACCTGCATTTTCTCTTTCAAACTTTATTGCATCTGATGTGCCAAGAATCTTAACATCTTCAAAAATAAATCTTTCGTCCATCTTATCAGTAAGTTTTGTTCTGAACTTAAAAGATGGTGTTGTTCTTTTTACAATTATGTCAAGTCTTTTTGTGGTTTTTAATACATTGAACAAGTCATCTTTCTTTGCAGGAGTTGATATAACTGAAATGTTTTTACTTAAAGCTTCAGTAACATAATTGAATCCTGTCTTATCAAAATGAAGATTTTTGAGGTCTTGTTTTCTTTTTGTATTAAGCTCCTCTTTTTCTTTATCAAGTTCTTCACAATGGTCATAATATGCTTTTGCGCATTCTTTACGCTTATTCCAATGGTCATATATATAAAGAGCTTCAAGATCCTTTTTGTATTCATCAACTTCTGCTTGAATCTTTTTCTTTTCATCTCGTTCAGCTTTAAGTTTTGCAAAAAAGCCTTCTGCCTTCTCACTATCCGACTTTTCTTTATTCTTTTTCTTCTTTGTATCTTCAATGTATCTTTCAGTATCAAACTGCATCTGACTTCTTAAATGTGTGTAGAAGCCACTGAGGTCAGTATGTTCTTTCAAATACTTTTCTTTTTGTTCTTCAACATACTTTTCATACTTATCAGAGTCTTCATCAGAAAACTTCGCTTTCTTACCTGCAATAAAGTCATTTACGATTGAAGTAGAGTCTTCTTCCAAAGCAACTTTCCAATCAGCTTCATATTGTTCATCAAGTTCTTTTTGCTTTTTGAGAATTTCTTCAAGGTGGTCCTCATAATCATCTTGTATCTTTGCAGCAGCTGAGTTCTCTAATCCTTTAGTAATTGCTGAACCTTTACCAAATAAGTTTGACATATCAGTTCCTGCAAGTTCATTGAATGCTGAAATGTAGGCAAGTTTTGTATCGCCTCTTATTGAGAATGAAGAGCGCCCAGGTGTGTCAATTCCATCAAGAGGTCTTTCAACAACGCCACTTGCATAATTGATTGTGCCTGATTTTCTTTGATATGCTGGAATGTCGATTGAAGATATACGAGCAGATAACAATGTTGATGAGAATAAAGCTTTAATGAATGCTTGTCCTCTGCCAAGCAATTTTGTATCGTGTGTATCATCATCTCTTATTCTGAAGTAGACATCATACATATTTGACATTGCGTCAGGATAGTTGATTGCTTCCATCTCAGTTAAAGGCTGATTACCAAATTTCATATTTATAACTGGGTCAGCATCATAATCAATTGTATCTGAAACTGATGTTGTGTACACATCCTTCATATTGCTGTAATCTGTAGGAGAAGGCGTTACAGGATTTAAGTCAGCTACAGGCTCTTCCATAACAGGGAGAGGATTTCCTACATCAAGAGGATTTGCTCTTAGCATTGGGATTGCAGGATTTATACCTATACCAGTACCGAACGCACCATCAGATGAACTGCCTGTAACTGAGTCTTTTGTATTTTCAGCATAAGAATTGCTATCACCGTCATTCCCGTTTCCGTTACCGCCACCTGAAGAGCTGTTGTTATGATTGCTTAAGTCATCAACAACACCCTTTAAAACTCCGTATAAAAACTGGGCAGCGCCTTCAGATTCATTTTGATTTACATTACCAATTTTGCCATAATTACTTGTTGCTTCTGAAAACATTCCTGTTTCAAAACCGTCAGCAATAACATTTACAATCTTTCCATAAGGGTCGCCTGCAGGGCCTGTGATATTGACTTCATTGGCAATCTCTTCGCCTTTATACCCATTTACATTTCTTTCAGTAAAGATGTCGCCGTTGTTTATAACAGCATTGTCTGTTTCACCATAAGGCGTAGGACCTTGAGCGCCTGTGTTACTGTTCAAGCTTATTGTTGAGGAACCATCATCTTTTGAAGTTGTCTGACCGTTATATGAAGTTGGACTTGAAAACTTATTTGCGCCACTTTCTGGGCCTTTTCCTTTATACTGACCCTCTCCATTTTCAGGAATGTCATCTGGTCCTGATTGGTCAAATATACTTAATCTGTAAGAATCTGCCATATTGAAAAATTAGTCATAAAAAATGGCGGTCATAAGAGACCGCCATAAAACAGATAATTGCTTATCTAGGAAAATTACAAGTTTGTGTTTCCTTCACCTGGGTTTCCTGCAGCGAAGCCTGGGTATTTAACCTTACCGAACTTGAAGTCAACTGTGAACTTGATAACGTCTGCGCCGTCAGTTGAGAACTTAGGCATTGTAACTTTTGTTACGATACAGTTCTCAAATACCCACTGAAGACCACCTTTGATAAGTCCTTCACCTGGGCCTGCATTTGGATTTGAGTATTCCTCAAGTCCTTTAGGTGCACCTGCTAATGCGCCTGCTGCTGAGTTTCCTGCTGCAACGATAGCAGAGTCAATTGTTTTAACAGTTACTTTACCAACTTTGTCGATATTTGCGTTTGATACACCACCTGTGTTAGGGTCAACGTGCCAAGAAAGCAAAGAAGTAAATGCCTGATAAAGTCCATATTTTGCATCCATTCTAAACTCGAGTGAGAATGCTCTTTCAAAATTCTGCTCTGTCTTTACACGAGGATATTTAACACCGTGATATGCATTTTCATATGTAGGAGCTTCAACATCAGGAATTTCAAAGCCTGAAGCACGAACAGTTGCGTTCCAGTTAGCAAACTCTAACTGAACATCATACATATTTGTCTGTGCATCAGCGCCTGCTTCTATCAATGCTTGAAGTCCGCTATTAACTACATCACTCATTTCAATCTCCTATGATATTTATTTAGTAACCAAGATGAAGTCTTCGTTCAGCCATTTTTGCAATAACAGCCAAAGTATTAGGACTTAAATCGTGGTTGTAAAGTGTCGTATTATATTTAGATTTTATAATCATCGCACCGCCAAATGTTCCTAACGCTTCTGTAACTTGTAAGCAAAGAATACAAGGATGGTCAGGTGTATCTTGTGGGTCTAACATAATCCTAATTATCAAATCATCAGGCACCAAATACACATTATGTGGCACAACAATCTGATAGATTTCTTTGTTGTCTTCTGCAGCTGCGTTAACTAAAGAATCGACAGTATAGCCACTTTCGATGTTTCCACCAATACGACGATAAGGAATATCTTCCATAGGTGGGAAAACAACTGGGATAACATCAGCCATTTGTATGTTTGCATTTTTAGGGTCGCCTTCATCATTTCTCGTAAGTCTTATACGAATACAATCTGTAGGTGAGCCTTCGTGTTCAATCTGCAAATCAATGAGTTTTCTTCTTATGTTGTCTTGTTTCATCGCAAGTCTTTGCTGCCAAGTTCTCATATTTATTTAGTTGACTAAATTGTTATGGTGAGTTGCAGGAATGCAGCTATGGAGATAAGATGGATAAGTTTCATAGAAACCCTATGCAAATGCCATCAACATCAGAAGCAAAATTTGATGATGCATTTGCTGAATTAAAGCAGCGCGAGCTTCTTTACAATCGCGATAAGAAAGAACTTGGTATTAAAATCGGAGATAAATTGATTATCCCAAAACCAAGAGTTGATGAATTCAATGTAACATACAATGAAGATGACGAAATTGCATTGAAAGATGATGTTACTGTAGATTCAATTACCGCACGAGCAGACCGTCAAGGTGTTGATTGGAAATCACAAACATTATTAGCAGAAACAACAGAAGAAAGAACAGTTATTCTTATATGTGTTAAAGATAACGAAAGAGAGACAGGAATGGTTGGCTTTTTCGGTGGCGAAATTGTTGAACTTGGAGAAGATGTTGAAAGTCACTATCAAGTTTCTTTAACTTCAACAGGTTCTCGTCTTATAAAAGGCGCAACAACAAATAAAAAGAAAGCCAAACCTTGCTTTGTAAAATATAATGGAGATTACTATTACGGACTCCATTTTAAGGAATCTAGCCCTGCAAAAATTTATCACGCAGGTTGGTCAAATATCCCAGGCCCTCTTGCAGCGCCTTCATACACGACTTACACAGATGGAGATTTCTCAGAAATCGTCGACCTCGACGATGATTCTGAGACAGGGACGGAAGTAATTGAATTAAGTTGGGCAGACATTGAAAGCTACAACTGGGAATTCATAGGTGAACTTACAAGCAGACAAACTGTAAACTTTAGAAACAACTATAATGCAGTTGGCTCAGGCAATAACCGATACTATTCTCTTGCTTCAAACATTCGCTTATATCCTGTAAACAGAAGCGGCTCAAATGCATCAACAGTTGAACTTCACCCAGGGCGGGGCTCAATTACAGTTGAAGGACGCGATGTAACAAATGTTCGATTTGCTATCACTGATGATGTTGGCTATGTTACATTAAGACTTAAGAACTGGGGAGGTATGAACAACATTCCTCGTCAGGGTGCAAATATGGTTATCTTTCATGATAATGGCACAGGAAATGCTCCTAACACTGCTCAGCAATTAGAAAGCCATTACTTCCCTTATGCAGCTACAGGCACTGATGGGTATATCTCTGACTTTACTTTCGGACCACTTCCAAGAGGAACCTATTGGATAAGACAGGGCTCAGGTAATTATAACACAAAGGTTGAATACTACATTCTTCAAACAGAAGCATACTCAGGTGAAGATGACATAGTAACGGCAGGCGACCATTATGATTATGATTTCAAGCACGGTTTGAAAATCAAAACACATAATGACATTCACTGGGAAACAAGTCGTAATGGCAACAGTGGCGTTATTATTTGTGATGCACCTACAAACGAAGTTGACTCAGAAGGCCTTTTACAGGTTGAGGTTTTAGGTCCTTGTAGATTTACAGTTGGATTTTCTAAACTACCTGATGATGAAGCGCCTACTACAACATTACTTATATCTGAAACTCTTGAAGCTGGGGATGAAGCTTGGCAAAGAGCAGTTCAAGGATATTCACGAAATGATGCAGCAATCACTGATGTTACTTATGAGTATTCTGGAAAGTGGGGTAAAAAGCAAACTCTTTATGTTGCAACTGACCGTCCTGCTGCCATATATTATGCTGCAATTGAATACCCATCATTCTCAGGTGGTGCAATTATTGCAGATATTATTCGTGGCCTTGATGAAACAGGAGAGGACGGCTCACCTCATATTATCAGACCTTCAGGCGTTATTGATAAAGCATCTTTAATGACAATTGCAGGCGTATGTCTTAATTCTGAAAAACAGTTGGTAATTGACTTAAGTAACTGTACTGCTGCCACAGACGCGCAGGATTGGTCAGGTGATGATGATTTGTCAAAACTATTCCAAGGTGCTTCTTCAGTAAATAAGTTTATTTATCCTAAAGGAACTTTGACTGCAGGTAATGCGCCGTTCTTGAACTGTTCATTCTTAAGAGATATTGAATTTAATGATGAAATGTATCAGCTCGGTTACTCTACGTGGGTTAACAGAAACCAAGGATTCTTCTCAGGTGCTCGTATTAAAGAAGTATGGCTTCCAAAGCAATTAGGTCAGAGAACAGGTGTTCACGCTTGGGGCGGATACTTTATGGCGCAGAACAACGTTATTGGGTTATACATCAGACCTGATTCTTATTATGCTCAGAATAATATAAGCATAGCTAACATATTTACAAATCAAGATTGGTATAACACAGCGCATCAATTCTGGTCAACTTGGAACTACTCTCGTGGCGACTTCAAAATATATCTTCCTTGTAAACGTATTGGGTCACCTGAAGATAATAATTGGGAAACAGGAAATCAATGGCTTTATAATCGTTGGATGAACCAAGTAGGAAATACAACTTTTGCATCAGTAATGAACGAGTATTTGTCAAGCGTTACAAAAAATGTTCCTTCTTTGGAAAGAACAGACCTTGTAAGAGACCACTTGGTTCCTTATGATGTAAATGAAATGTGGTATGAGCCAAGATGTTTGGATCTTGTGTAAAAATGGCACAGCTTTCAAAAAATGATATACTAACTAATTACTAAAACAATTTGTGTAGTGCTTAATATATGCAGATAAGCGGGAATTATATACCGCAAAAAGTAGGGTTTTATATATCTAAATATATCGTTCAAGTACACCACATTCTTGTTTTAATTTTCAACAATAAAATAAGGAAAGGTGAAAAAATGAGTGCAACATCAGTAATTGCAGGTCAGAAAGACGCTGCAGCATTGCGTGAGGCAACAAGAAAAACTCTCGCAAAAACAGAAAGAGAATTCCGTGGAGCTAAGTTCGTAGAATCTTGGTCTCGTATCCCTAAAATCGGTGCAGGTTTGAATAAGCTTCCTGAAGCAGTAGCTCGTAACACAGCTATCAACCTTCAGACACAGGCTGCTTCAATGGCAAAAATGACAGAAGCACAGCTTTCAACTTCATTCCAAGGTTTCACACCTGAGAATATGTTGAGACTTGTTCGTTTAGCAATGCCTAACACTTGCCGTAACAAGGTATTCACAGAGTTCGCTATGGAGTCAGCAAAGGACTCTATCAAATACATCAAACCTGTTTATTCAAAGACAGTTGATGGTAGTGATCTTCACGACAAGCACACTGCTAACAAAGAAGGTGCTTATCAGGATGCATCAAAGTATAAAGATGTTTACAATGACATCAACGAAGACGATTTCCAGAGAGCTCTCTATGAGAACACTGAAGACCGCTTCACTCAGGAGCTTGTAAACATTCAGGGTACAGATGGAGTGTTCACAATCCCTGCAACTCCTGCTGCTGATGCAAATCCTTTTGTTAAAGCATCAAAGCTCATCCCAGGTTATATGAAAGTATACGTTGGTGATGAAACACATCCAGTTGCTGAAGAGAACAAAAGAACAGGAAACTTCTTCGTAAACACAGACGACTATCCTAACGCAAAAGTAACAAAGACTGTAGACGACGAAACTGGTGATATCACAATCGAAGTTGAAGGCGTTGAAGGCGACGTTAAAGTATTTGCACGTTTCGATATGGAAGACGACTTCCTCGGAACAAACCTTGGTGAGATTGAACTCGTAATGAGCGACTACAAGTTTGAACCACGTCCAACAACAATTGGTGTTACTTGGTCACAGCTTGCTGAAATCACTCTTGACGCTTCATTCGGTCTTTCAGCTCAGGATATGTTGGTACAGTATGCAGGTGATGCAATCCGTATCAATCTCGACCTCCGTTCATTCAAGCTTGCTTACGGTGTAGCTCGTTCAAACAAGGACTATATCGTTGAGTTCGATGCTGCTTATGGTAACGGTGAAAACATCGAAGGTTACTTCCACACAGCTCAGACATTCCCATCTGCAGTTGATACAGTAACTGACGTTATGGTAAACGACATCAACCGTGGTGGCGTTTCAAGAATGGTTGCAGGTTTCTCTGCAGGTTCTTACCTCAAACTCGTTAAGGGTACATTCTCTGACAAAGGCCGTCAGGCTGCAAAGGGTATTTACCAGATTGGTGAGTTCGGTGGAATCCCAACATTCAAGGCTCCTTCAAGCATTATCCCAACAAATGAGATTATGTGTGTATGGAAGGACGACGAAAACGAAGGCGACGTTGCAATCGCATTCGGTACATTGGTTCCATTCTTCAACACTGGTATCATCCAGAGAAAGAACTTCTATAAAGAAGCTGGTCTTGCAACATATGGTGACTGGGCAGTACTTAACAGACGTTATCTCGCTCTTATCCGTATCAAGGGATTGAAGGATACAACAGACGGCCGCGTAGGTGGTATGTTGAAATATTCACAGGGTCCAAAGGACTAATCAATGGGGCGTAAGCCCCTTGTAGAAATAAAAAAGGCAACCGAAAGGTTGCCTTGTTCATTTTAAATCAATTGTTTTACTAAAGAATGTATTGCCAAACAAGTCTTGGAACAATCATTCCTTTTTCACGGATCCATTTAAACTTCTGAATTGATGCCTTATTGCTTAATGACTTTATCAGGCCAAGAACGATTTCGATATATTCTTTTGCATTATCTGTAAGTTTGTAATGTCCACGATTTTTCTTGTAATCTGAAGCCCATTCAAAAACATTTGGATTTGCACGGAGCGGTTCCAAATTTGAAGGAGTTGAAGAAAATTTGGTAAGCTGCTTATAAGTAACTTCACCATCATTCTGATAAACAAAAAGCAAAGTCATAAACCAATCTGAAATTACCATATCGCCGTCTGCATCGATCTTAAAAGGATATGTGCAGTGAATTGATGGGGTAAAACGATATTTTGGATTTGCAGGAAGAGACATAAGTTTGCCTGTATGAATCCCGTATTTGTAAGAAAGGTTCCTAAGCAGTTTTGTATATATGATACTCATAATTTGCTCCTTTTACTGTTATTACAATAATAATATAAAGAAGTAAATATGAAAGTTTAAATTATATAAAGATTTTGTGCAATTTGTTTGATATAGGAGTCAATTTCATTTACGACTTGGGAAAGGTGTTTTGTCAAGTGAATTTCTTGATTTTGCAAACCACCTGAAGCAGCGTGTTTTTCATCCCAAATGCCTTTTCCTTTTTCGCCTGTAAACTTGTAAATTGATAAGTTGTGTTTTGCAAGTCCTTCCCAACAACCCTGCCAATAAAATGATGGGTCATCAGAATAAAACTTTACATCACAACTGTGAATTGCTTTTTTAAGTGCCTGCTCAAGTTGTCCATAACCCATATTCTTTTCATCTTTAAGATATTGTCCAACTTTATAAAAGCGAAGACACAATGTGTATTGCTCGTTCTTTCCTTGAGGAAGATTTGTTGAGGCTATATACCCAGTTGCCCCGTAAGTTGAGTTGGCAAAAAATATCAACTCGAGAAAATCTTGTTTTCTGTAATAAGCAGCTTGGCCCAAATCAATGTTGAAATCATTTTGATAACGCAAATCAAGATGATGTTGTGTCAAGCCTGAAACTGAATTACCTGCTAATGAATCTATAGTTGCCTCAAGGAATAACTGCATTTTACTCTCCTACTCCACCTGTAAGAATATCTGACGCAATTTGTTCATCAATCTTTCTGCGTCTTTCTGCTTCATCTTCAGTTGTAAATGAATCTTTAATCTCCTGCATCTTATCGCCTACACTCTGTTCAGAAAGACGACTGCTGCTTGCAGGTACGCCTGTTCTCAATTCATACAATACTTTTATAGTATCATTAAGAACATCGTTTTCTTGAATTTTTGGCATTACATATTTATGAGAAACTGTTCCGCCCTCACCGTTGTAATTTGGAATCCAATCGTTTCCTGCCCATTCAGTAAGGTGTTGACTTTCAACAAACTTTATAAACAAACCGTCTTTTGCTTCTTTGTATCTGTTTGATACTTCACGAAGTCGTTTCTGTTGCAATTCTGTCATACGAGCTTTTCTTTCACGAAGAAGCTTCTTTGCTTTTGCTGCTTCAATTTTAGCGGATTCCATAACAGTATCATCTCCGCCACCCATATCGTCGCCACCAAAGTCGAAATCATCTCCGCCATCATCGCCACCGTCTTCATCATCTCCGCCACCTACAGGCTTTAAGAATGATGACAAACGCATCCACTTTTGAACGTCTGTTGGGTCAAGGAATGAATACTTTGAAAGAATATCGGTAACAACATCTTCAGGAAGAGGCTCTCCTTCTTCAAGTCCTAAAGCTGATGTAATCAATTCCATAATGGTCTGAGTCATTTCAAGAGTTGCCATACGAGCTTCACGTTTTTCCTGTCCCATCTCTTCAGCAGGGAAACGCATTGAAAGAACGAATGGAGTGTTATAATCAAACTCACCTGTGATTGCAAAATGCAATCTTATGAGTTCACCAATACCATCAAGACAGGCTGATTGAATTGTATAAACGTGGCGAGCAAACGGCTTGTACTGTTCTGTCAATGAAATGCCTGAGTTACCAAATCCGCCAAACTCTTGGTCAAGATATGCCTTAGGTACACCTGATGCACGAGCAACACGGTCTTGGTAAAGTTCAATATCGCCTACGAAGTCAATGTCACATTTTGACTCTTTTACTTCAACATCAATCAAATCCTTAGGTGCCCAAATTTTTGTATTTACAGTGTAAACTTCATTACCCGCATTTGCAGGATTTACGCCGATATTATCATATTCCTCACGAACTTCATTTACGTGTTCGAAAGCAACATCAGGTCCCATACCTTCAGTTCCTTGTACACCATAAATTGTTACTGGGAATGACATTTGTCTTGCAAGGCCTTGCAACATAATTGCAGAGAAAGCCAACTTAAATGGTGAAATACAACCTAAAAGAGGCGGACGACCATAAGGATAGAATTCAGAGTTTTCTGCATTGTAACGGAAATGTGATACTTCCCAAGGTGGTAAAATATTTCCGTCATACAATTCATATCCCAAAAGTTTAGCATCATAAGAATCTGCAATGTTTTCATCAAGGTCCATTGTCTTCTTATCAATAATTATATCTACAAGCTTTTGTATTTTCTCGGCGCGGTTTTTATTTGCAGAAAGATAGCCATTTTTCTGTGAAAGATATTCTGCCATTCTGATTGGGTTAAACTCAAGTCTCTCCATAACTGAATTGACTTTGATAGGCTTAATACCTTCAATACCATTAAGACCTACTTTGTGAAGCCAGAATGATTCACCATAAAGTTCAAGGTCGTGGCATACTTGCTGCAATCTTTGTTGATTGATACCCCATCTTGCAAACAATTCATAACACTTTGAAGAGAACGCTGCGTTAGGAGAGTCAACTGTCAAGATACGGTTTTGAACATCAAGCTGTGTTGCTTCTGCAGCACAAAGTTCAACTACACGATAACCGAAGTCGTCATTGTAATAAAAGAATGACAACTCATTAAGTCTTTGCTGTCTATCCTGAATGTCGTTATATGAAAGAGTTGTCTCCTGCATATAAGCATCAAAGTATTTTTCAACATTTTCTGTAAGATGTTCTGATTTGAATACTGAACCAAGAGCGGCGTTCTTGAAGCGGTATGCATCGTTGTTCAAGTCAACACGAACAAACTCCATACCATATTTTTTAACTAAAGGGTCATCACTCTTTTCGTCTCTTTTTGCTCTAAAGCCAAATAATGATGAGAGGCGAGAAACATATGAACTTTTCAATATGCTTGATTTAGGAGCCTCTCCACTTCTATAAATATCATCTGCCATCTAAAAGATACCTCTTATATATTTAGTTTTAAAAAGAAAAAAGCGTTCATATTTATGGTATATGAACGCTCAACTATTATATATTAACAGTCGACTTTATTCATTAAGAAGTTTATCGAAAAGCTGTTTCTTTGACTCTTCAAGAGGGTCGTAGTCAACTGTTTCAGGACTTACATCAGCTGCAACAAAGGTATTGTGATTTTTATCAGTGAGATCATCATTGTCACTTGCAATCATATCCAAGTACTCGTCAGAAAGTTTGTCAGAGTCTTTTCCAAAACCTTTCTTATATACAGGAATGCCTGTGTCAGCTATGTCATTTTCTTCTTCATCCATCCACATAGCTTCCTGTGCGTTCTCGATGCCATTTACATTAGAATTGAAACCGTCTTCCATTTCGCCGTCATAAACGAAGTCATCATAACCTTCAGCATCAAAATCTTCAACTCCGCCGTCATAAACAGGAAGACCGTCTTCATCATCGTAAAGGTAGTCACCTACAGCTTCACGAATTCTTGTTTTCTCATCAGTATTCATTTTTGCCTCGAATAAGCCAAAGCAGTCTGCTCTGGAAAGAGCCGAATCCAAAGTTGGGAATGGGCCCATTTTATTATAAAGTCCATTTGCTAAAGAGAACAAATAAACCTCAAATCCACCTCCCTTTTCTTCTGTTTTTGTTGTCTTAATAACAACCAAATACTTTTTGTTTCCTGCAAGTGTTGCTCTAACTTCAGCACAAGCAGCAACAGAACCTTTTCCCTTTACAGCGTCTTTAAGTGCAGCGTGTTCTGGGCGTTCAGATGGAATAACATTATCAATGCAGCCTGAGCCTTTTTCAAGACCTCTGCAATAATCGCCTTCAGTATTTGCAGTTTTACGACATTCAATACCGAGACAGTAAACATTATCAAAATTGTTCATTATTTATCTCCACTTTATTATTTAGTTGCAATAAACTAATTTATTATGACTGGTATATGTTATTTTGCAAACGATGAGGTTGAATACTTTGCAGAACAGCAAGTTAATTCAATCGTAAATGATATTGATGACGGCGCAACACTTATAAGAGAAAATGAAGCTTTCTCTCCTGAGCTTGTTGATAATTTAATTGAAGAAGCTGCAAGTAAGAAATGTAATAAATTGGTTTTGATGGTTGAAGGTAAAAAGTATCATCAATACTCAAAAGTAATTCCTGAAGTTTACGGCGATATGTTTGAGTCAATCGAAGTTGTACCTGAAAACTTTGTAAGAGTTAGAGAAAGTAACAACTATGACTACTATGACGGAATGGAAGCAGATGCTGTGTTCTGGGCAGATAAGTATGACGAATATGTTGACGCAGGAATGACTGACCCTGATGATGGCATTGTCGGATTTGTTGCAGGAAAGATTGATGAAGACCATCCTTCTGACAGCCCAGAGCAATATGCTTCATTGGAAAGATGGGTTATGAGCATCCTTAAAGAAAAAGGATACTTTAAGATGCCGTGGATGACAGAAGCTCTTTTGAGAGAAAATGATACAGCTGCAAGAGGCGCTCAAGCTTTGCCTCAAAATGAACAAACACAGCAGGCAAAACCTGTTCAGCAAAATAATCAACAACCATTCAACGATGCAGGTTCTGTTACATATATTCTTTGTGATGCTGCCCATATCAACCTTGCTAACATTAAAGCTTTTGATAATGATACAAAACCTCTTATAGGAAAGTTTAAATTACAAAATGTAAGAAGATCATTTACAACTGTTGATAGTGCAAGACTTGAAGGCGCGGCACTTAAAAGCCTGTTGGTTGAATACCCAAAGAAAGTTGCAAACCTTGAAACTGTTGCACAGCAAATGTCACCTGATGCTCCAGACTTTTCACTTGAAGCAGATGGACAAATGACATTACAAGCATTCTTACAAAAAGCAGGAACTGTAACACAAAAAGTAAAAGATGCTCAAGGTAATGAAGTTGAACAGCAAGTAAATACAGGCACAGGCGCAAATATAAACATTTTTGCTCCTACAAAGCAGTATCAGTATTTAATGAAATTTGCAGGTGCTTACCAAAACATCCGTGTATTCAATCTTGGTAAGTCTTATGAAAATCAAAATAACCAAAAGATTAACCAACTTATGGAAATTCTTTTGAACACAGATAAAGAACTTGAATACACAGGAAAAGAAGAAGATTGGGTTGCCGCTCAAAAAGAAGGTAAAAACAATCTTGATATGCAGTTTATCAATTATGTTCGTTCAATAATGAAATTTATGAACGAATACGCAAATTGTGATAGACGCAAGCCACACGATAAAGCAAAGCGCGAAAGTGAATTGATGAAAGCATTGAAAGATCAGCTTATGAAGTGGTCAGGCATTGGTAATGCAAAGAAAGAATTGAGTGACAACTCTGCAATTGCAAAGTTTGCTATTGAGACTTTTGATAAAGTTAAAGATGCTGCAAAGAAAGATTTACAGGGTAATGAAAAAGATAAGAATAAAGGTATGTTTGATGAAAAACAAGCAAAAGACCGCAACCCTAAAAATATCTTTATGTGGAAACATTACGCTGAATTAAGAAAACTTCTTATTGATAGATAATTATTTTTCTGCAAGATCTTTTGTGTAAGCGATTGTGAGTTGATTGTTTCTGACGAGTTTAAGCAACATTAAAGTTTTTGTTAATTCGTCAGTTATGATTAGTTCATCAGTATTTGTTAAATGACACGGACATATTAAAGGGAAGCCTGCGTTTTTATATTTTTGATAAGCAAGAGTCGTTTCTGTACTTGTGCTAATCTTAAAAACGTGGCTTCCCACTTTCATTAGAATCTTCCTACTTCAGACCCAACTGCTTTATGAGAAATCTGACAACGAATCTGAAGTTCAGCTGCCTTTGCGATAATCTCTTTTGCATTTGTCAAGTCTTCAATGATTACCGATATACGGTTCTTATCACATTGAGCAGTCTGTGACTCAACATAATTTTTGTAAAAATTTTCAACATCATCAGCGTTCTTACAAACACACTGACAGTTTGAGAAAATATTTTTTGACATATCAAGGAATGCAAACATATTCTTTGGTGCTTCAGTATCACAATCAATTAACACAACGTTGAAGTTTTCGTAAAACTGTTTTACACCTGAATAATTTATAGGCTTTCCTTTGAAAGCAAACTTTGGAGGCTGCTTACGGAATTCAACAGTCTCCTCATTCTGTAAATCGTGGGAAATATGAGAAATCATTGCAAAGAGAATCATTGACTCGTCAATACAATTTTTGTTTGCCATATCTTCACCGATGAAGAAACCATACTTTTTTGAAAGAAGGAAGTCAATCCAATCATCTTCAAGTCCCTTTTCTTCAAGCTTCTTTTTTACATCTTCAAGAACAGCCTCGCATTCTTTTGTAAGGTCTTCTCTTGCAGGTTCTTTCTGTCCTTCAGGAATTGTAAACTTTCTTCCGTCATCTGAAAATCTAAACACGAGACCGTTCAAACCTTGAACCTGTCCTTCTGGGAAGTACTCCCAATCTAAGCTGTCCAACTTAAGCATTCTTTTTCCTCCAATCGTCAATCTCTTCTTTCATACCTTCAATTGCTGCTTGATATTCCATTGAACCACGGTCTCTTAAAGGGAACTTAAGTTCAAGAATAATTACATTCTTGTCGTCCTTTTTGTAAGCCAATGAAATCTGGTCTGTATCGAAGCAACGGAATACATCGAGATTATATCTTTCCTTACAATATGCAGTAAGGTCTTCAAACACATTGTTCTCAATATCAACCAAGTTGTCGTGTTGTTTGAATAATGTGTTCTTCTTTTTCTTGTCCAAAACTTTTGATGTCACAATGAGATTTGCAAGTCCTATGACAATATTAAGAATAAGTAATACACTTATTAACATCAAAACCTCCAATATAATAATTAGATTGTTTGTCCTTTTTGCAAAGAAAACAATTTTTTCCAAATGCCTTCACTGATATATTTTTGATTGAACAAAGAGTTAAGTGTTTCGCCTTTTGTCTCCAAGTTCAATTCCTGCAAGTTGTCGATTGAATTATCATATCTTAAAGAATATGTTCTTGTGACTTCAGTCTGCCCTGGGCGGTATATACGGCCTCTTGACTGAGTGTACTCAACAAAGTTATATGTCTTTTCAACATATACTTCATATTTACATTCAACGCAAGTTACAGATGTGTTCATAACTTTAATAGAAGCAATCAAAAGCTTTTGCTTAGGGTCTTTCAAAAACTTCTTAACTAAAGGAATGCGGTCGTCCATCGGAACATCAGCTGAAATAATGCAAGGATTATAATTTGCATATCTTTCACTCAAAGTAACCATTGTCTCTGGGTGGAAATACCAAATGATACCTTTTTGTCCATCAACATCAGTTCTTTCTTCAATGATTTCATCAACAAGTTTAATCTTATTATAGTCTTTATTGTAATCAAACTTTCTGATGTCTTCTTTTAGGTCCTCTGGGAAGTACTCAAACTTTTTATTATTCAATAATGCAGTTGGGTTGTCAACACAAGTTTGAAAATACTGAAATAAGTTCTTCATTCTTTCAGAGAAGCTCTGACCACCTTCACTTGCAATGTTTGCCTGTTCAGCAGCAGTAAAATTGCTGAAGCGTTCATATATTCTTCGATGTAAAGGCGACATCTCCATAAACATTGTTGGGACTTCATAATTCAATGGCAAGTCAAGACAATCAATCATAAGACGCTTTGCACAATAATGCTTCAGCATCTTTTTATTGAATTCTTCAAGTAAGTCAAGTCTCCAACCATTAGGATTGATTGCATAAGGGCTGTAAGAGTTACCAATATCATTATACTTTGCACACCAAGTTTGATAGTCCATACCATCAACTAAAGCAGGGTCAAGTATCTTTGAAGGCTCATACAATTTTTCATATTTATCTGCAAGAGTTCCTGTAAACTCAAATCTCTGTTCAAAGAACGGAACAATAAAGTTCATAATCTTTGTTCGTCTTGAGGTAGGTGAACTTAAGTAATGATTCTCATCAAGAAACAAACCACCTGGGTGTCCGTCAAGCCATTCTTTGATAGGCATTGGATTTTTAGTATAAGCTGTGCCCGTAGAAGGATGCTTATTCTTTTTTGTTGCAAACTTAATATCATAATAATAATTACTTACAGACTTCAAGGCATCGTAAGAAAGAATGATAATTGTTTGAGGATACTTTTCAGTATTGAAAATATCGCGGTCTTCAAACTTTACTTTTGCCATAGAAGTAATTGTAAGAATATCTTCATCTCTCATATTCTTACCGTGTAGCAACAATTCACCTTTAACATTACGAGTACCGATTGATGAAGAAAATATCAAACATTTATTTATGTCACCGTAATATCTTTTATGTTCGATTAAACCTGCAAGAATCCAAGATTTACCTAAACCCATTTCGTGGTGATATAAAAATCTGTTCTGACAAAGTCCTCTTAATAAGTCCTGTATTTGATAACTTTCATAAGGATGTTTTCCAACAAGAGGCGGATTGTTCATCAATTCTTGTCGGTAAGTTCGACGATATATTTTAAGTTCTTTTAAGTTTTCGTGATAAAGTTTTATCTCTTCTTCAGTAAGTAAATCAACTTCAGGCTGCTCACCAAAGTCAACACAAGATTTATAAAAATCTTCATATCTTGTTACATTAAGAGTCCATCTTTTTAATGTGGCATTCCATCGACAACCTTCTTCTTTCAAAAAATCAACAAGGTCGCGGAAATTATCGCCACCAATCTTAATAAGAAGATTTTTATCAGATGAGTCATATTCTATAGCAACCATAATATAGAATATATTAACAAAAAAGGGTACCATTGCGGTACCCATATATTTTTAACTTTTTATTTTGTTATTCTTCGTAACCTTCTGGGATATAGCAGAACAAATCTTCTTCATCTTCCCAAGGCTCATCGCCTGAAACTTCATCCCCATCTTCGTTATAGAAAACAGTTGCCTGAACTTTTCTTCCACCTTTAAGATTGTTAAAAGCTCTTTGTGCAGTTTCTAAATCACCTTCATTATCAAATGAATATGACTGTCCATCATCATTATTTATTGTAATGTTATGATGGCCTGAAATATCACGGAGAATATCTTCAATTGAAATCTCAAAAAGATCTCCGCCTTCATAATCAGTTACTCTTACAACTTCGTTCATTTTACTCTCCCATTACTTTTTCGTATTCGTCATAATCATCTGAATCCAACCAAGACTCAAATCCGTCATCAGGAGCTTTACCGTTTTCATCTCTCTGTTCGATTTTGATAAAAGCACCGCCCATTCCGAGAGTTTGTTCAACAACTTCAAGTCCCATCCCTGGAGCTGCAGTATCAAGGAACTGCTGAAGCTTGTTTACGAAATCAATAAAGTTTATTTGTGCGCTCTTGAACTTACCTTCTTTTAACAACTTTTTGCTTTCTGATATTCTTTCCATTGTTTTAAGATTTTCAAAAAGAAAGCCCTGTCCTGCAGAAAGGTCCTCAAGTTTTTTAAGTTCTGCATCGTCAATGTAAACTCTGTCTTCCATCTCAGATACATCTGAAGCCATTTCAAACAAACCTTTGATAGCTTGTTTCAAATCACCGCCCATATTCATCTCACCAATCTCGTCTTCATATTGCTGAGAAACATAAAAGCAAACTTTACCAGCCGCGTCTGGGTCTTCATAGCCCGTTGCAGTAATGCCAACATTGAAGCCTGCACCACAATAAACAGTTATAGCAACTTCTTCGTGAACTGGGTCATCAGATGTTTTTGCTTTTGCTCTATATGCTGCTCTAAGAAGGTCAGCCACTTTTGAATATGGAAGACCCTCTTCATTTTCAGTCATTTTCATAAATATCTCCTATTGATATTTAGTAACATTTCAAGGAATGCTTCAGGAGATATAATTGCTGTACCGAGTTTCTTTGCTTTTTCTGATTTTGCTGAGGTTGAGTCTGGGTCAGCCTGAACAAGATATGTAAGTGTTTTATTTATTGAGGAAACAGTTCCGCCGTTATCAACAACCATTTTTTCAAGGTCAGCTCGTTTGTAAGCCATTGCGCCTGTGAAGCAGAAACTCATTCCTGCAAGAACGCCACCTGCAACCTTTTCTTCTTCACCGATATTGCAAAGTTTTGATACTTCAAGCAGATCTTTTTTGATTTCTGACAAAGCCTGCAAAACTTTAATGCCTGACTCCAAAGTCCAACCTTTGATATTTGATATGTCACGAGGATTTGCTTTTTCAAAGAAACTTTCGATTGTGTTGTAACCTGCGTCAACTAAAGACTGCAAACGCTTTTCGCCGAAGTCTTCAATATCGAAAGCAGAGATAAAGTTGGCAAGTGTTCTTTTCTTTGACATTGCTGCCTTAAGATTTTTACGGATTTTTTCGGCATTCTTGCCTGCGATTTTATCAAGAACTGGGCTGTCGATTTCACGAAGGAATTGTGCAAGGGATTTGATATTTGCTTCTTTTACAAAGTCTTCAACAACTCGTGGACCAATTTCAAGAACATTCCACTTATTTGACATCTTTATGATTGCGTGTTCAATCTTCTTTGCGCAGGAATCGTTTGGGCAAAAAACTTCTCCACTGTCATTGATTTCAAGTTCTGTGCCGCAGCAAGGGCAGACAGTAGGCATTCCCCAATTGTATTTTTTAGCAAGTTCTGATGCTTTCATATTAACTCCTTACAAAAATAATATAAAGAAGTTATTCAGGAAGTTTAATTGAAGACCAATTTTCTAACAACTTTTTTGCTTCTTTTTTAGAGTATTTTGGCTTTATATAGACAATTGAGTCTTTTTGTGTTTCCATTGAAAATTCAGAAAATATGCGATTTCTTATAGGAACACCTGGGCCTTTTTGAACATTCTTTTCAGACTCTTCAACATCCTTTTTATCGAAAAATGTTGGAAAGCGGTCAATAATTGTTTCAATTGCTTCTTCAGTAAGTTCAGCTTTTTGAGTGCCGTCTTCTCCAAAAACATATTGTTTTATTACTTCTTCTGGGTCGTTTTTGAAATCAATACTGCCGCTGAAAGGCATTTGAAGACGAACGAGTCTTAACATATTCTCAGGAGTAAACTAATTGAATGACGATGCCAATTCTTCTTCTGTTTTATTTTTCAAAGCAGCTGCCTCCCTTTCAAATATAGACCGTGCGTCAAATCTCCTCAACAACTTCGTACCAATCCTTTCTTTTTGAGGTTTCAGCGTCTTTGTCAAATCCTGTCAAAGCCAACATTTGTTTATGAGCTGAGTCTTCTGTTGGCCAAGATTCATAATAAGTTCTTTCACCTGATTTTGTTACGTGATAAATATTAAACATTACTTCTTACCTCTCTTCTTTGGTTTAGTAAATTGTATTTTTTGAAGGTACAACTGATCTGATGGCGGAGCCATAGGTTTTTCTTTGAACAATTTACTTACTCTTTTATCAGAGTCGTGGTCAGCAAGTTCCAAGTCCTGTTCATCAAAGAATGTTGGGTACTTATCCAAAATCTTTTCAATTGTTTCTTCAGTAAGCTCGGCTTTATTACCGTCTCCAAAAACGATTTCTCTCAACTCTTCATAAGTATAATCGTCAAGGTTGATATTTTCTAATGAACCACCTAATATCGCTGATGGGAATATTGGTCGAACCTGAAGCTGTGATATAGGGTCAGCTAAAGTAATAGCATTCCCGTTATTGCCAATAACGCCTGTTGTTACGACAGGAGCAAGTTTGCCATACACTACTTGCGGCGCATCATCATCTTTATTTTCATAAACAGTAAGCAAGGAGCCGTCAGGCATCTGAACTTTTTTCTCAAGTTTTTTGTTGCTTTTACAAGTTTATCTGCTTCTTTTTTAAGTCTCTTATTTTCTTTCTCTTGTTCTTTTGTAACGTCGCTGCACCAATTACTGAACATATTCCATATTGAATGAGCTTCATCATCTTTCATCTCTAAAGAGATACTACCTTTAGGTCCTAGCATATAATGATATTAACAAAAAAGGCAGGCTTCGGCCTGCCAATAGAGTCCGAGACCCTAGATTTTATTTTGCATCTCCTGAAGAATCCATTTTTTCTTTTTCTCTTTCAATCAGTGCAGCTTTAAGTTTGATTGCTTCTTTTTCTCTTTCTTCAACCTTTGTCTTATCACCTGACTTCAAATTGAAAGTTTCATCTGTTGACTTAATAATCTCAAGTTCCTGTTCAGTATAAGCAAGATCATAAATAACCTTTACATTACTTATGTAAACAACTGAAACATCATAACCTGTGATAGGGATTGTTCTTATGCGAATTGCTCTAATATAAAGTTCATTTGTTGCCTTTCCACCATAAGCTGGGTAATTCAAAACATCTCTTTTATTAGGGTCATCAACATATTCAAGGTTATCCCATTCAAGAACAACTTCACCAATAGTCTGCAAGTCGCCTTTGAATTTATATTCTTTACCTACTGGGTCATTTGGGTCAGTTGCTAAAAATATTGATACTTCATCATTTCTGTTTATGCCATTAACTGTAATACCAAGTTTCTTTAATGTGCCAACATTTGTCAAGTAGCCAAACTCTTTATCAGCTTCAGTTATAATAGGATTGTATGGCGGCACAATGTCATAATACACATAACGATTTTCAGGAATGTTCTGAACACAAACAGCAAGTTTGCCATCAACAATCTTAATCTGATAAGGAACTCCCTTAAGAGATGACATTGGACGAACTTCCCAATTTTCATAGGAATAACCATCAACTGCGTTTTCGATAAAAGTACTTGCATTAAGGAAAGTCTTTTCCTCAGCAAATGTTGTAAAACAAATTGCGAATAGCATTGCAAATATCGCAAACAACTTCTTCATTTATAATCTCCTCAAATTAAAGTAAGGGGAACCGAAGTTCCCCTAGTTAAGCTCTTTTTTAAATACTAGGCAACTACCCACCCAATTGAGCCTCAGTTGCCTTTACTGTAAAAGCTGCAATACATTCTGTGACTGACTGTTTGCTTGCGCAAGCATTGCTGTTGAAGCCTGCTGAAGAATTGAATTCTTTGTGTAATCAACCATTTCTTTTGCCATATCAGCGTCGCGAATAATGCTTTCTGATGAAGTCATATTCTCTGCTGCAACGTTGATACCTTTTGCTGCCATCTCCATTCTGTTCTGAACAGCACCAAGGTCGGCTCTCTGTCTGTTTACATTCTTCAACGCTTCGTCGATTGTTGCAAGTGTACGGTTTGCTGTTTCAGTATCTGAAACTGATACAAGAGCTCCGTCTTCACCATCCTGCCCTTTTCCGCGAAGTCCCAAAGATTCAGCAGTTGCAGATGCAATGTTAATCTTGATGTTCTGGTCAACATTTGCGCCAACTTGGAAAGTGATTGAGTTGTCAGTTTCTTTTGCGAAACGACCTGTCAACATATTGTAGCCATTGAACTGAGCAGTAGATGCGATACGGTCAACTTCAGCAACAAGCTGTGAAACTTCTACCTGAATTTGCATTCTGTCTTCATCGCTGTAAACACCATTTGATGCCTGAACAGCAAGTTCACGGATACGCTGCAAGATGTCTGTTGTTTCCTGAAGATAGCCAGAAGTAACTTGTATGAAACTTATAGCATTTTCAGTATTTTTGCTTGCTTGATTAAGACCTCTGATTTGAGCTCTCAATTTTTCACTTATTGCAAGACCAGCTGCATCGTCACTTGCTTTATTTATGCGTTGACCTGAAGATAATTTTTCAATAGAACTTTGAACTTCCTTTGCATTTATTCTCTCCATACGAGAGGCGAACATTGAACTAAGATTGTGATTGATAACCATTTTTCTTCTCCTTAAGAGTCATCACTTCCGTGTTTTGTATGGCTTACAAAGTTTACCTGCAACAAAGCCAGATGGACATTCATAACAGAAAATGTTCTCTTTTCCATTATTGAACCAATGTTTTCCTTTTCCAAACTTTAAGCGAGCTTCATTTGCTTTCTTCTTAGTCTCTTCGTTGATAGGCTTTTGAAGTTTGCCTTTTTTGAAGCCTTCAGGACACTCAAAATCAAGAATATTTTCTTCACCATTATTGAACCAATGTTTTCCTCTATGAATATCTGCAAGCCTCTTAATTTGATTTTTGCATTTATCACTGTTCTTCATAGAAGTTTTTATATGCTCAATATGTTCGTCTGTTTTTTTATGTCCTTTCAAAGATTTAGAAATATTATCATTCCAAGATTCTGTTCTTTCCACTGAGCTTAATTTCTTTGACATATTTTCTTTATATTCTTTAAGTGTTTGTTCATCCATTTCTCGTATAGCAGAACGACCATACATAGGATTCCCAGAACCAGAATATATTTTTGAAAAATGTTTCTTAACCTCGTCTGAACATATATGACCTTTATTGAGTTCTGATGATGCTTGTCCTACCAAAACTCTCAATCGTTCATATTCCCTACTTGAAACTTTATGCTTACCTGAATGTGATAGCCTCCATAAAGCAAATATCATTCCTTTTGTAGGATAAATCTTTACCAAAAGCTGGTGGCAAAAATAATGTTCTCTTGCAGTTAAGAGCACTTGATTAGAAAGTCTATCTTTCCAAAGAGGGAATATTGACTTTGGAAGTATATGATGCTTCTCATAATAAGCACCATTCTTCTTTTCTCTTAATCCCAACTTTTGCTCATTCAAAGCTTTTGTAATAATTATCATATGAACGGATATTCGGCTAAAGACCGAATATCTTCCTAATCTTACGAGCCGAGTACTCGACTTGATGGATTAGAAACTTCGTGCTTCACAGCACTGCTTGGTGCTCCACACGCATTTGTACTTTCGGCTCGTTCCCTGCCTACTATGTCAGAGTCAAATCTGACTTCATTTTATGATTTGCACCAGATAATACTGATCCCTGTGACTAACGTGGATTTCAATCATTTCTAATATAGTTAGTTGATTTTGAGCCTATTCAAATGTTTGGCTAAAGACCAAACATTTTTCTAGGCTCGATTTCTGTAAATATGAATGAAACTGTAAGCACCTCCTAAGGCAAAAAAAGGTAGCATCCTTGCTACCTTATTATTATCGACATTTCATATAAAAATATTAACAATTATTTTTAATTTATGCTTCAAAAACTTCCATAAGTTTTGCGGCAAGTTTACGAACGATGTCAGAAGGAACGTCTGAGTTATCAAAAACATCAACCATCAGCTGAACGAGAGAGTCATCGTCTGCGCCCATTCTTCTGTTTCTTTCGTAAAGTTCATTTACACCAGTTATCATCTTTTCGAAAGCTTCGTAATCCCCACCGCTCTCTTGCATTTTATTTGTTGTGCAAATTGCTTCAAATAATTTTTTATCCATTGTTATCTCCTACAGTATAGCATTAAGCCAATAAGGCAAAGTTATATTCCATTTTAATTTTAAAATCAGCGTTGCAATATGAAGTAAGAAAAAGCCGCCAAGTATCGCTACTACAATTGAAAGCCACTTAATAAGTAACTTATTTTTTGTTGTCAACTTTATAATTTCAGTTGTCTTTTTTGCGTCTTCTTCAATAGCTTTGTCCATCTTTTCAGTTGTGCTTGCGACTTTTTCTTTAAGTTCTTCAATCGTAACATCTTTACTGCTGTTTGTTGCACGAAGTTCATCGATGTAAATCTGTTGTGCTTTATAATTGTCTCTTAATTCTTGAACAATTACAGCAGTTGAGCGAGGAGCTTCAGCAGATGTTTGAGCAACACATACTGTGCCCAAACTGAAAATCATTGCAACAATTAAAAACAATTTTTTCATTACTTCTTCTCCTCTTCTTTATAAAGACCTTGCTTTTTCAATAATTCAATGACATCATTTAACTTAACATAGTCTTCTGTTGCGGCAATTGCATCTTTCTTTCCTGCATCATAGCCTTCATTAAAGGCTTGCTGCTTTTCGTATGCAATTGAAGTCTCAAGTTCATCAAGTAAGTCAAATCCATAAGTTGTAGCACTATCAAGTTTCTCAAGGATTTCGACCTCTCTTACATTATCTTTTTTAAGTGAGTTAAGTTGCTCCAAAGTAATTGCAGTCCCTACCTTAGCATCGATAAGATTATTATCTGCAACTTTGTTTGAAACACATCCGAAAAACAAAAAGCAACTTAATAATAGTACTGCAAACTTTTTCATTGTATCACTCCTTATTCAAATGCAGCTGCAAGTACTTCACCATAATTATCAAATCCACAATGAGGACAAACATCTTCATCGCCTCTTACAGGCTGTTCACAATGTGGGCAGATGTTTCCTGACAACTTTGCTTTTTCCTCATCATAATACTTGAGGTATCTTTCATAATACTCTCTTCCGATATGATAGCCATCGTCTTTTGCATAATTTACAAAATCGATGAAACTGTCTATACGAACATCTCTTTCAGCATCGTGTCTTGCCATAATTCTACAGTATTCATCAATGTCATTTGATGTATCTGTGCTTTCCTGAAGCTTATCTTTTACAGTGATGTCTATTTCCCAGTGAAGCTTGTCACCAACTTCAGTTTTTGTTTTGAAGTAATGAATGCTGTTTATAACAAGACCGTCCTTACAGCTTTCAAATCCTGCCTTATCTTTTACAAGATAACCTCTGTAAGTATCAATAATTACAGGATAAGCATACCCTTTACTTACTGCTCTTGTGTAAAAGTTGTCTGCCCAAGTAATGTTGCCTGCCTGAACAAAAGCTGACTCAGGACATTCATCAAGCATCTCCTGTGTTACAACAGAAGGAAGAACTTCTTTACTCAAAATTTCAAAGCTACCAAAGATTGGCTTTACACATCTTTTGAGCTCAGTTGTTGTTGGGTATACACATTCAAGAACTTTGCCTTCATCAGTTTTAACTGTAAACTTATACCAAGCTCTATATGATTCTACAATTCTCATTCTTTATCTCCTAATTAACAACAAGTTGCGGCGCCTTTTGTAAAGTAATGTGCAACAGGTTTGATAATGTCCAAAAGCTTTTCTCTTGGAATGTTTTCATCATTGCCTGAAACAGCAACATATTTTTTAGCTACAAAATCAAACTTACCGTAAGTGTTGTCAATAATATATGTCTTAATCTTTGATAAATCAATTGTCTTATCTGTGACTTCATTGTAAGACTCAGGCTCAACGAATGAATCATCTGCAATAAAGCCAACAATTGAAATATAATGGCCTTCTTTTTTCTTAAATGGGTCAACTGATGAAATTACAGGAAGGCCTTTTTTGCAAATCTGCCAAACAAGTTCATATTCATCAAACTCATTGTAAAAACGAGTTACAGGTCTTCTTTTCATTTCAGCAAGTTGCTTCGCAGTATACCCCATAAATAAATTAACTGCGTATGACATTACATCGTGTAACTCATTTGGTGGATAAGAATTGATACAAGCAACTTCCCAATACTTTTTACCTTGGGCTTTTGCATTTGCTTTGGCTTCCCTCATCCAATTATTATACATTCCGTTGTAATGTGTTTCATAATACTTAAGAACATCCTTGTTTGTGCGGGTGAAATAAGTAATCTTATCATCAAGCTGTTTGAATTGCGGAACGATACCCATATCAGGTTCCCATCCCGCATAACCTAAACACTGTGCAAAGTTTGTAGGACCACAAACATTGACTCTGTCAATGTCATTGTTTCTTTGTGAAAAGTTGTCGTGTCCTGCAGATACATTGTACTCTTTCATTATTTATCACCTCTTATTCAGTTGCTTTCAATATGCTTTCGAAGATTTCTTTTGTTGATACTTTTGCATTCTTTGAAACTTTGCCGTCTTTTTTCATTTGATTGATACGTTGTGTAGGCTCAGTCTTCGACTCGAAAGTATCGGCGTTCTTTTCTTTATCGGTAAAGCCGTTTCCTTTAAGCCATTTACCGCCAACTTTTGCTTTATATGATTTATCTGTTTCAAGCAATATGCTTTCGAAAAGTTCTTCTTTCATATAAAATTAGTAAACAATAAAAAAGGAGGCCGAAGCCTCCTGAGAAAAAATGTTATTTTATTTTGGCTGGTTTACTTGCCTTTTGTTGCTTCCTTCAACTTTTCAGCAATCTCATCAGCAAGTTTGTCTGGGTCAACTTTTGAAGTAAGTTTGTTTGTCAATGCTTCTTTCACAGCTTTGAATGTCTTGAAAAGCAAAGTATAACAAGACTGTGTAAGACCAACAACAGCTGCAATAAACAAAAGTTTTGCAGGAAGAGCAAGAGCTCCGACAATTCCTGTAAATACAACAAGTGTAGCAGCAGCGCCACCAAGAACACCTGCAATAATTGCCATTGCGATTTTGTTTTCCTTCAACTTCTCAGGGAAGAAAGTTTTCAACCACTCTGTGACACCTGCCACAACCATTGCTACAATAAATGCTGTAACGAAAAAATTCATTTGCAATCTCCTATACATATTATATTAACATAATTTTCAAAGTCAACTTTTAAATAAATTTATACTCTTCATTTTTTTCTCTTTTATTCCCTCCATTATAGTTCAAAAATTCGTTTAGGTTACTAAATTTGTTGAGTTAACACTCGACTGTGTTAAGTGTTAATATATATTTATTAATGAGGAGATTACAATGGCAGAGAAAATAATTCTTGATGGCAAAGAAGTTACTGCAAAGGAACTTCACGAAGCTCAGCAGAATCCTGCAGTTCGTATCATCGAAGATAAAAAGAACCCAGGGACATTCAAAACTTTGAAGAAGCTTAACGGCTAAAATAAAAACAGAGGTTAAAATGCAATATGATATAATTGCAGTGGATATGTTCAATGTTTTTTATAAAGTAGAACACAATTCACTCGACAAAGATCCTATATCAATTGCTAGGAATATGGTTACCTTTATCAACGACAATGTTAGAAAGCACCTCGCTGATAAGGGTAAGTTGTTTTTATTATATGACCCAATACCTAAAAATGATTTAGGAATAAGTAAAACTTTCAAATACACAGAGAGACAGGACATTCTTTACGCTTATAAACGTAATCGTACTCACAACAGAAAATGTCTTACTGTTGTTGATACTGTCCGCAAATACTTTTCTCATCGTGGTCCAAATATCATAACAGTTATCAGTGATAAATACGAAGCTGATGACTTTATGGAAACAATCATCAAAGAGTATAAAGGCAAAGATATTGCGATGGTCACAACAGATAACGATTGGTGTCGTTATCTTGAAACTCACAAAGTCGTTATGATTAACGATGATTGGAGAAAACCCTTTACAGCAGAGTCATTTGAAGACAAATATCAGTTCAGACCATCAATTACAGGCGTATGTGTTTGGAAAGCTTGTTTTGGCGATGGGTCTGACAATATCCGCGGCGCTTTACAACTTAAAGGACTTAAACAGGCAAATCAAATTAAAGTCATTGCTTTCGAGTATATCAATTACCTCGGAAAACATCCTGATGTTAATATTGATTATATCCTTAAGAGGGAAAGAACAAGCAGTCCGCTTAAAGAATTGAAAACACCTGAAGATAAGTTTTTCAATGGTCTTTCCTCTTTCGACCCTAAATATGAAGTCGAATCTACATTCTTTCAGAATATGAAAGTCATAATGAGTAGATGCGATGATTATAAGAAGTTCGCTGTTGCGAAAGATGTTGACGATAAATTTAACCTTCTTATTGAAAAGACTCTGGGCTTTAAGGTAAAAGAAAGTAAGCAGTTCAAGTTTGGCCATATTAAAGGCTAAACACTGCGGAGGTTAAATGCTTTACATTATTGGCGATTTGCATCTTTCTGCAATGAATCCTTGGAACTATGAAATAAGTGAAAACTTTATAAAGTGGTTTGAGACTTGGGTTGCGAATACCAAAAAAGAAGATTCCAACCCACATCTTCTTTGGCTTGGTGATATTACTGAAAAGGATGTCAACCCAGGTGATGTTATCGACCAAGAGTTTCGTATCTTCCAAATATGTTCAAATAACTTCATAACAACCCACGTCATAATGGGCAATCACGACATCAAGTTGTATCGCCAAAAAGCACAGCACTCTTTGAAGTTCTTACGCAACTTTCCTAATGTAAGTGTCGTTGATAAACCTATTGATGTTAACATCTCAAATACAAAAGTAAGAATGCTTCCTCACGTCAGAGTTCAAGGCCGCACTCTTTCAGAATATTATTCTACAATGACTTTCAGAACTGATGTTGATTTGGTTGTAGGGCACTGGAATAAATATGACCCAAGTTCACCAATTCAAGGCGGAGTTAAAACAGATAATATGAGAACAAAAGCTTTGTGTCTTGGCCACGTTCATACAAGAACAGACCCAGATTACACAGGCTCAGTTTTTCCAAATAAAGTTGATGAAGTAGGTCAGAGAGTTATAAAAGTTTTTAATGATGGCGCTTTTGTAAAAGAGATTGAACTTCCTCAGTTTGTATCTTACGACACAATTGAATATCCTAAAGAGATTGTTGAGCCTCAAGATGGTAAAGTTCATATTTATACTGTAGAGGGTATTTCAAACATCACAGCAGCAAAGTCATTTTACAAAGATCACTTTATTCGTGGTGTTCTTTTAAAGAAGATTGATAAAGACCAAACAACAGGATTTATCTCTGATGATGTCTTTATGTATAAAGATAATTATCAGGCTTTTAATGATTGGCTTAAAGAAACAAAATACCCACTTTCAAGAAAAGCTGCTGCTATTCTGACACAATTGTTGAAAAAGACTTCTTAGTCTGTTTTATCATTTTTCTTACGCCTTTTTGATTTCTTTTAAGTATGTTCAAAGTACAATTGAAATCATAAAGGGCAACAGCAACTGGGAAACCTGCATCTTTCAAAAACTTGCGGTTATCCCAAACTTCTCTTTCAAGAGTCTTACCCATTTGAAACAACAACATTAAATCGTTTGTGTTTAATCTTTCGAAGAAGAACTTATATTTCAAGAATGGGTCGTTTGTTGTCATTTCGTGGTTGTAAGCATAGTCGTTTATTGATTTGCTACACTGTGCGGCAATTCGTTCAAGAGTGCTTTTACAAGTCAAGTTAATTACATCTGCTACTATGCTATCCATAATTATAATATAAAAGAAATCATCGTAAAGTTTAATGTTAATATATTTTCAAGTATAAGGCAGTTCGGCCTTAGGGAGATATAATGTTAACGATTGATAAGTCAACTGAGTTGACTGTTCACGACTTTATTAAAAATAAAGAGTATAAGCCTTTCAAAGATTGGCGAACAGTTGCAAAAACTGAAAACTTCGGGTTACTTTTCGGTTGTTCAGCAGGACGATTTGCTGTTATGTTGGAACAGGCAAACTTTACAGAAGCTGAATGTGAAGAGTATATCAAATTAAAAAATCTTACATCTGTTTATAACGCTGCACTTTCGAATGCAGGCGGTAAAAATCCAAAAGACGTTAAATTTGTTGTTGTTGCAGACGATATGCGTGAGTCATTCTTCAAGTCGTATGAAGGATTGATGGACCGTATCAAACGAGAACAAATGTTTGCTCTTGCTCACGGTTATGTTCGAGCTTGGCACGGACCTGTTCGTCATCTTGCTGAACTTCGTTTTATGTCTGTAAATGACCAAGGAAACTTGACAGGCGCTGACCGTTCTTTATATTCAAAGATGTTTGCTCACTTGTTAAACAACGCTTGTAACTCAACTATTCAATCAATGGAAGCCCGCATCGCTTTCTCAACTTGGTTGAATACTTCAAAGTATCTTGCTCTTTGGGGATTGAAATCATATTGTTGGAACAACATTCACGACTCTCTTGACTTTTATGTTTGGAAGCCAGAGTTGCAACTTGTTATGTCTTTGGCAAATGCTTGTGCTGCTTGGGACCGTGAACCTGTAAAAGGTATTCATATGTCTTTTGATGGAGAAGTTTCTGATGTTCAGGATTACGAACACCGCTGCAACACATACTATAAAGCGGGCGTAGGTTATGACCCACTTCCAATTGAAGAAGCAATCAAAAACTATAATGCAAAGAATGGCACTAACCTTAAGTGGTATGGTTGTGATTGGCTTTATGATAAATATATGCCAAACAGAGATGAGTTTTATAAATACTACTGTAATCTTAATGGCAAGTTGAATGTTGATGAATTCATCAAATCTTGGGGCGGTGTAATTCCTGAAGGTGTTGAAGTTGTTGAAATGCAAAAGCCTGCTAGGAGAATAATCAATGGATAAGAAGATACCTCACGAATGTAAAAAAGAATACACTGAAAAAGATGCCTATGCAGATTATGGTCGTCTTCTTGCAATGAGAGATTTGAGAATAAATCATTCTGAACTTGCTGATGACAATTGGTGCAATGATTACTTTATGGCAGTTGTCGATAATATGAGAAAGAACGGGTATGATGTTGATATGATGCTTTACTTATATAAGAAGCAGGAAGACGGTTCTTGGGAGGCAATATAATGGCAGCAACACGAAGAAGTAAGGCTGAGATTGAAGCAGAGAAAAAAGCAAAGCTTGAGCGTAAACTCGAAAGAGAAAGAAAAAAGGCTGAAAAGGAAGCTAAAGCAAAAGCTCGTGAAGAAAAGAAAGCTGCAAAAGAAGCAAAGTTGAAAGCAAAAGAAGAAGCTGCAAAAGCTAAAGAATTGCAAAAACTTGAAGATGAAAAAATTCAAAAGATTATTGATAAGCTTAAAGTTGGGAAAGAATACGCCCAGCCTAAGCCTATGACAATAAAAGAAAAGGACTTGTGCAAAAAGATTTTGGAAGGCGCAGTTCTTTCAATTTGTAGTCAAACTTATGGTCAACATTCTTTTAACATTTTGTCACATAGAGGGAATGAATTCGTAATAAGCATTGATAGTATTTATTACTTTTACAACAAAGCAAAGAACACAGGCATAAACTTTGGAAGTGTTTTTGAAACTTGGCTTGAAAGTTGTAAAAGAATTCCTTGGACAGAGTCGGAGCCTTCAATATTGACTAATCAAGTCATTCAGATAACAGAGGGTGTTAATTTAACTACTACAAAGAAAAAGAGAGGTAAGAAATAATGGCGTTTACGTTTGGGGGTATTCGCGAAAATACAAAAGCTAAGGACTTGCTTAAGCCGTCTGATATTCTCGATTATGTTATTGAAGATCACTTCGATGAAGATGAAAAAGATTATTTTATTTTCTTACTTGACAAGTTCCCTGCTGAAGATAAAAAGCAGCTTATCTTAAAACGTATCCGTGATGCGGGTTATCGTTCTTATAAAGTTTTAGTTGCTGTTGATTGCAAATATAAAGAAGATGACTTGAAGGGCGGAAGTATTGTTGAGTTTATGATGACTCACCGTTCAGGTTGGAGAAAAGATATTGATTGTGCAGGAACACATTGCCGCGCCATAATGGCTTTCGGTTGTGCTATGTATTCAATCAACTGTTCTGCTGATATTTTGACAGGTGACTTTTATGATGATAAGATGTTAAGACCTTATTATTATATGGGTCACGAAATCTTCAAGTATGATACTTATATATTCCCAGTTGATGGCATTGAAGAATTGTACCCAACAATTAAGTCATCATCTAATTCAGTGAATTATAAAACAAAGTTTTTCTACTCACAGGTCTCAAGAATGCGTAAGACACCTTATGAATGGGAGCCAATGTTTTTATCATCTGACCCAAAGTTTATTTCAGTCAATTCAAAAGAAGAAGCAGACCAAGTATTCAAAGACAATATGGACAAGTACTTGGTTGCGTTCGATACTGAAACAAACGGCTTGAAGTTTTATGAAAATTATATTCACTGTCTTACAATTTGTTGGGACGGTCTTAAGGGATATTTCATTCCTTGGAAATATGTTGATGTAAAATTGTTTGAAGAAAATGTTATGTCTTGTCAGCATCGCACAGGTGCCAACCCTAAGTTCGATATTAAGTTCTTTTGGAAACACGGTGTATCAAGACGCGTAAATGTTACAGATGCAACAGATAGGCTTGCGCACTGTATTACATCTGAAGTTAGGTCAGGTTTGAAGCCACTTGCGTATCGTTATTCACCTTTCGGCGGTTATGATATTAAGCTTGACAAATGGAAGAAACAAACAAAGTGTGATGACTATACAAAAATTCCTAATGACATCCTTGCTCCTTACGCAACAATGGACGCTTTGGTTACTTGGAGAATTCAGTGTGAGTTGTGGACACTTGTTGATGAAATCGATAGAAACTTCCCTAACGAAAAATATCCTGAGTGGACAATTCGCCGTTGGTATGAAACACAGATGATGGAAATTTACAAAGAAATTTGTAATGTTGAATATCGCGGTATTTATGTTAACTGGGAATTGATGGAAAAGTACCGTTGTGAAATGGTTGAAGATTTGCGAAAGAAAGATGAAGAGCTTCGTAAAATATGGGGTGTTGATAACAACTTCAACATTTCATCAACAACTGAAGTAGGTAAGTTGTTTGAAAAACTTGGATGGACTTGCTGCGGTCGTAATGAGGCAGGTGTTTATCTTACAGGTGATGAAGCTATGGGTACTTGGTCAAGAGAGAAACGCCCAGGAGTTGATTTGCTTGCTGAATACCGAACTGAAAAAACTTCGCTTGGTTCTTTCGTAGGACTCGATCCTGCTATGTGGCAAACACATAAAGATTGGCCTGAATGGTTGAAACCTAAAGAAACTACAGGTTGGCTTCAATACATTTATCACGATGAAAACGATGGTAATCCTGAAGAAGGTGGCTCATATCGAGTTCAGCAGTCTTATCTTGTAATGGGAACAGAAACTTATCGTTTCATCGGTAAAGATCCAAACTTCCAAAACATCCCTACACGCAACAAGTATGCAGGATTTGTAAAGAAGTGTATTGATACTCCGCCTGCTGATTTGTACACAATCGTAGGCAGTGATGGCAAGGAATATAATCTTGCGGAGTTTGAGCTTGTTTACACAAATGAAGGCTATAAAACTGCAAAAGAATGTTTCTCAAAAATGAGAAGTTTGCAATTTATTGATAAAGACCCAGAACATCCTGCAGTTATAAGATGTGGATTTGATAAACAAGAAGACGGATCTTTCAAAAAGCCAGACCCAAAAATTTGGTTTGAAGCATAAAAAATGGGCAATATCCATCAGAGAAGATATTAAAATATCTAAGGAGATATTCTGAGGATTACCCCTCCTCAAGGGTTTCTTTCTGACTGGTTTAATTGCCCGATTATTTAGTAAAGATTATTTGATAAAGTTTAATAAAAAAGGAGCCTTTCGGCTCCTTTACTTTTTTAACTTACTTATTATTAAATTACTTTGTAAGTTGCAACGATGCTCAGAAGAACCTCTGGGTCAAGGCCACTGCTGTAAGAACTGAACATTTCAAGGAATGGCCACTTTTCAGCGCTAATCTCGATTGTCTCTTCTGCAGCTGTGTTAATCTGGAAGCCTGCAACGCGAGCAATATATTCAATCTTACGAAGATTGTCTCTTGCAGTCCAAGAATTGTTGTACTTTTCTGCAGACTCAACAACTTTCATAAATTCTTTGATTCTTTCCATTTCATCAGGTGTTGCTGCAAGGTTGAGACGGCTTGCATTTGCATCCCAATACTTTGTAATCTTTTCACGAACAGGGCTTAAAGAAAGAATACCGATACGTCCTTCAATGTTTGTAATCTTGTTCTTTGAAGCAAGATTTTCGTAATACTTCAGACCCTGCTTTTTAGCAAACTCAATGAAAGTGTTCAACTTCTTGTAAGCTTCACCTTTCTGAAGGCGCTTCCAATCACCGTAGTTGATTTTCAAAGCCTTTCTTTTAGGGAAGACAACGTTCAGGTAATCTTCAATACCGTGAAGATACTTTGAAGGAGTAGTCTTGCAAACATTCAAATCAGCAGAGTAGTAATCACTACGATTGCGGGCGATGAAGATGATTGCATCTTTAAGGTTTGCATCAGCCAAGATTTCGTTTGCACTGTAAACTTTATCAGCATCATATTTTCCAATTCCGCCGAAAAGCTTTTCATCATCAACGCGGTCTGCAAGTCGGGCAACAGCTTTCTTTTCTGTTTTACCGTTTACATCAACTTCAACATAATCGTCGAAGTTGAAAACTCTTGGGCTTGCATATCCAACTTTCTTTACAAGATCTTCGATATTAGGACCCATAATTGTGATTGGGTAATCATCTGTAAGTTTGTTTTTTGCAAGGATGTCGTCAAGAACCATTGCAGAACCGTTAGGGAACCAACGGAAGTCAGCAGAGTCCATAAACTTGTCATACTTTTTCTGAGAAATGTTTACAAAGATTATTGACTTTTCTTTGTTTTCAGAGAAGAAGTATCCGATCTTCTGTTCGATTGTGTTGAATTTTGCAATGTAAGAAGGTCCTGCATACTTGTGAACCTGACGATTGTTGTTGTTTCTGTAAGTTGATACTTCGATAAAAGGAAGACTGAAAATACCATCAATTTTCTTTTCAATCTTTGACTGCTTTTCAGCCTGAATTTTGACGATGTCAGAAATATCATCTTCAAGCAAGTCCTGATACTTTTCAACGATTTTTGTAAGCTTTCCGATACGCTTGCAAGTGTTGTAAGACTGTTTGATATTCATATAAGTTACTCCTTTCGATTGATTTTACAAATATAATATAAAGAAGTTGCCGGAAAAGTTCAGTTTTCCGGCATTTTTTCTTTATGCTGTTGCGAGTTCTTCGTAAGCTTTTCTTGAGTAGAAGTTTACGATTGATCTTTTCAAAGCATTTTTTGTTGCTTCTGTGTAATTCAACTTTTCACGAGAAGCCTGAAAGTTCAAAGAACCGATTGGGAAGTGAAGAACCAAAGTATGGTTGTGTGAGTCTTCTTTGAAGAAAGAAATTGCATCGTAATCTCCATCGAAAACCTGTGCAATATCAACATCGTAAGGAACTCCACCCATATCAACGATTGTTCCTGAGAAACGGCCCGCAATCTTTGAGATAAACTTGTTTGCTGCCATCATATCAGCGTCAGTTGCATCGTAAGCGTCTGAATACTTGTCTGTCCTTACAATAAGGCGGTTTTCTCCCTTCAAAAGCTTGCGGATGTTGTTGAACTGCTCAAGGCTTTCAACTTCAGCCTGCTGCAGGAACTTGTCAGCTCCGTTGAGAAGTTCAGGCATCTGCTGTGCAAAAGCAAGTACCGGAATTGCTTCGTAAATGTAGTTGAAATGCTTGTCAGAAGGAACTGCGAAGTAAACCTTTGTTCCTGTTTCGTTTGAAGGCTCTTCACCGATAAACTTAAAACGTGGCTTTCTGTCAGGACCGCGGTAACAAAGAGCTGTTCTCTTTACGCCGTCTTTTGAACTTTCAACTGTCCAAGTATCAGCAACAGAGAACGGAGATTTTGCTCCAACTCCAAGGCCACCGATCTGGTCGTTTGTATCACGCTTGTCAGAACCACCGTAAGTGAAAACATTACGCATTTTTGCGGCATCCATTCCTATACCGTAATCACGAACCCAGAAAGTTGGGTCAATTTCGTTAGGAAAGTGTATCTGCACAGGATTTTCAACTCCTGCGGCGATATTTGCGTCAATTGCGTTTGAAAGAACTTCACGAATTACTGACTGAATTGGGTTTGAATAGAGCTTTGTCGAAAGAATGTCGAACAAGCCTGCATCGTTTGAATTGAGTGAAAATACTTCACCGTCGTCGATATTTGACTGAATGTCGGCTGCATTTGAATTGATTACCATAGATTTTACTCCTTTTGTTCCAAATTACAATAATAATATAAAAGAAGTAAAGTAAAAGTTTAAAAAATTATGTAGGAATTTGCACAGAAGCGTCTTTTCCGTAAATATAGTCATCTGCGGCAAATAAACCTGTGATTTTGTCCCTAACTGCGACTTTGACATACCAATAAGGTTTTGGTGCCATACATTTGACTTCACATTGAATAATCTCAGCTTGAGGAAATTCTGCTGCTGCTTGTTTGATAAGTTCTGACTTTATAAGAGGTTCTGAGTCAGCATTAAAAGGATATTCGTGGATAGTCTCTGTTAAGAATCCGCCGTAATCTGCATTACGAATATAAGAGGTACTTCTTGATTGCAACCACATCTTTAAGGCATTAAGTACAGGTGAACCCTTTCTTAATTCAATGTTATCAGGGCTGCTTGCATCAACGCCCTCATAATTTAAGTCTTGATAATCAATATTCTTTTGTAAAGATTTTTCAAGTTGTTTTAAGTTTCTTAAAATTACTGAACTTGCCATTTGTTACCTCTTAGAATAAACGAAGCTTTTTAGCAGAACCCCAGAAATCGTCTTCGCTAATCTCTGTGATTGCTGACGTTACGTTTTGATAATCAATACGAACCACTTTATATGTTACTGTAACTGTTTTAATGTCTCCGCCGCCTGCAGAATCGTATTTAATTTCACCTATGCTTATAGGCTGCAAGCCTTTCATAAAACAGTAGCCTGTTTGCTTTGGGACTGGGAGAGAGTCAAAAGGCGACTCTAAATTTTCATTACCTTCAACAAAAGCATATTTCACAACATTCATATCAATCATAGGCGGGTGTCCTACTGCCCAAATGCCTGTACCAAAGTCAACGGCGCGGCTCATTAAAGCAAGATGATACTTTTGAATTGAGTCGAAAGCGTCTTCATACCAGTTGATTGTGACCGTATCATTGATAGTTACCTTCTTTGGAAATGAAGCTCTTAATTGGTCGTCATATTCATACTCAAGTGTAGGCGGAGTTATTGTAATATCTTTAATACGAAATCTTGCGTTCTTAACTCCTGCTGTTCCCACTAAGTCTGCAATAAATAAAGAGTCATTGGCTACAGGCATAACACCATAAAGGTAGTCTAATGATTGAGATTGAAAATCTAAAAATTCATTCTGAGTTGTGTCTGCCATAAAAAATTAGTTAATATTTACCATCAGCGGTAATGTGAGCAAGTTTTCGATATACGAATGGGAATGTTGCAGAAAGTGGGTCTGCGCTGTCATTCTTAAACTGTATGCTTGAACTTCTTCCTAAGAAACGGCAATCGTGGAAAATATATCTTTGAACTCTGTCGGTCTTAAATGATTCCGTAGGTGACTTTACAATCTGTACATCTGTTTCACCGAACCCAACTGTTCCCATAAGGTCGTGATAACGAGAGAATGTAAAGTAGTCGGCATCATATTCAACTACAATATCCAAAAGTTTACCTTTGCCATTTACTTTACGCATTGCAATGCCTAAAAAGTTGTAGAAGTTTTTTCCTTCAAGTGGGTGCAATGGAGAATTTTCTATGAAGTCTTTTCTTTTTCTTTCTGCTGCCCAGCAATCCGCATTAAGAGCGTGAAAAGCATCAAGAACATACATATTTTGGTCAAGTCTTATTGTAAGATCCAACTTTGTGTTTCTTTCATAACGGCCCACAACTTTATTTATTGTGTGGCCTGCATATTGAATTGTGCCTGTGCTTTGTTTCTTTTGAGGAAACTCTATCCCATCAATTCTTGTGCCTATCAAAGACCATCTTTGTTCAAAAGGCGTTGAAAGAATGTTGCGTCCTGAGTCGTATGTTACTCTTTCAATGTTTTTTGATACATCAACATCAGTAATGTCTTTTCCGTTATCAACTAATATGAAATAAACATTGTACATATTAGGCATAAAGTCAGGCTCTTGAGACATTAAAACTTCAATAGGTGTTATAGCATCTTCAATCTTTGTAACATCTTTTAAGTTCTTAATCCAATTTATTTCGTATTGTTCCTGTCCTTCGATAGGAGAAAGTGTTGGCTGAAAATTATCAATCTCTTTTATGTCGGTATAATCGACTTCGTTATTAAGCTTATGTGCGTCAAGGTCATCATTGTCAATACGAGTTGTCTTTTTTGTATTTGTTACATCTTCCAATGTATATTCTTGTGAGACATCATCAAGATGAACTTCATTGATTTGAGTGTAGTCAACCATAATCTAATTAGTCATAAAAAAGGAGGCCGAAGCCTCCTTGGAGTTTATTATGTCTACATTATGAATGTATTCTACTCTTCATCTGCTGTTTCGTTTTCCTCAGCCTGAGCGACAAGTTTCTCATATTCTTCTTTAGAGAAGTTCTGTTCTGCCCACTGTTCTTCATCAGCAGTAT